TTACTTGAGCAATCTGTATCGTTCATGCGGAAGTGTTTTCAGTTCAAACATATGATCATAGTCATAAGTTGGAAGGCTTATACCAAACTTTTTACATAGATCCGATATGGAATGATTCATAGAGAACATATTGTCATGCAACATATAAACCAGTTGCGGATTGAGCTTAGCTAATGTCGGACTATGGGTATTCCACCATGCTTGAAACAGGCGAGCATGACTACACAGCATTTCTATAGATTGATTTTCATCTATATGAACATCCCCTTTTGCTTTGATCTGCATGGTTTCCAGGTAATCCACTGCATCTTGGAAATGGATGGCCAACAGTTCGCTATAACGTGGGATACGAAAGTGCTGGTTGTGCCGGCTCCAAAGTTCGGTGCGTTTCTTTACATTGCCTTCACAACGTCGATCAACGATTTCTTTAAGTATGGCTTGCTGCTCTGCGTTAATTTTCACTCGAGTGTCAATTTGCTGCTGCAGAACTTCTTTTTCCAGTACGTCGAGTACCCATTTGCGGAATTCTTTAGCGACTGCTGTGCGGGCAAAGACTGCTATTAGGTGGCAGCCACGTAATGAAAAAACCCGTACGCCCAAATTGGGCGTCTGAGGATTCTCAATCACCTGCGTCATATCAGAAGTAAATTCATCAGACTTACGGTTGAATACTTTGGTTACTGCATCTGCTTGTTTGTAACCCAATGCACAGGCTAACTCCGATGATGTAATCCAAATCTGGTCATTATTTTGCTGTATTGGATGAAATTGTATTGCATTGAATGTTAGACTCATCATGTCTTTTCTCCGTTCAGGGATTAGATAAAAGCCTCGATAGCCGTCCAAAGTTCTCGAGGCTTTTTATTGTCACTAATTTAGTAACATTGACATCACTCTAATATGATACTAATCTAGTGTCAATAATTAAGTTATTGAGTTTCAAATGTCAGATAAGACACGCACACAAAATCAAGATGAATGGAAACGAACACAAATTCGGATTCCTCAAGATCAATACGATGACATTGTTGCTTATGCAGAAAACAAAGAGATTTCTCTGAATACAGCTATGATTGAACTTATGGATAATGGTTTAAAAGCAGCAGAAAGTAGAGTTGATCCTGAAGATCTGGATATAAGAATTATTAAACTGAAAAATGGAATGAAACGCTTAGTTTATGGAAAACTATTAAAAGCCTTTGATCTTGATTACACCCAAGATCTAGATTCTTTAAAAGTCGATATTGAGCTTTCACTAAAAAGACTTTATGAGTCATCCCTACTAAAAAGATTAGCTTTCTTCAACAAAAATGTTTTTGTTTACCAAGGTGACAATCATCTCGATATTGTTAATAATGGAGTTGGTAGCTTAAATTGGCTTATTGTCGAAGATCATATTACAGATGAATTTATGGAAAATTTGCATAAAAAAAGCAAGGATGAATAGTTATGGAGATATCAAAAATATTTAAATGTATTAGTAAAAAAATGAAAATAGATTTTGAATTATCAGCAGAATACGAACATCATGGCGTTAGGGGAGATTATAGAGAAGATAGACTTAAAGAATTTTTAAAGAAGGGGAAATTACCTGAAGTTTTTGGAATATCTAGTGGAGAAATTATTAGTCAATATAGCCAAGTTTCAAAACAGATGGATGCAATAATATATGACACAAGTAAAAGTATAATATTTGAAGCGTCAGAATCCACCAAAATTTTTCCGATTGAATCCGTCTTAGGAATCATCGAAGTAAAATCACAATTATCTAAAACAAAATTAATCGAAGGACTTGAAAACATAAAATCCTTAAAAACTTTACATGCTCCTCAACTCATAACAAAAAAATACGGTGACCGTGTACGTATTGGATATTATAATAATCCACCTTTCGGTGTAATTTTTGCTTACTCTCTGAGTGGTAATTCTTTAGAAAGCTTAAGTCATAATTTAAAAGAATGGTGTGACTCTAATCCCCCCGAAGTCTGGCCTAACTTTATATGTATATTAGATGAAGGTACTATTAACTTCAGAAATGGACTTAATAGTGTCTTAATCTCATCGGAAATAAAAAAAACATCCTCTATAAATAGTTTAAACCACAAAGAAAACTCTTTATTTGAATTTACATCTGCTCTAATTACCTTATGTGCAAATAGGGAAATAGACATATTTAACATTCAAGAATATAAAAATATAGGAATAATGGTCGATAACCTTCGAGTAAAATTTGAAAGTGAAATAAAAAATCTTGAAGGTCAGAGAATAAGATTAACTGATGATTTCATAAAGTCAATGTATGAAAATCGAGGCCAACCTATTCCATACAAGGATTTAATAAGTAAATTTGCAGATGGTATGAACTTTATCGGTAAAGAATTATTTGATGATAGAGTTGATAAAGTTTACGTCTATGATCCTGATAATTTGCCAAGTATGTCAGATATATTATCAAAAAATACTGAAAACAAACCTATAATAGATATGATCCAGGAAGTTCCAATGTTTTCAAGTGGCACTTATGTAACTATCAATGAAGAAAAGTACTACATACCATTTTGTTATTGGAATGAAAGTAATACTGCCTTATTTAATTAAGTATTAAAAAGCACCTTAAGGTGCTTTTTTAAGATTCTGCCATAACTTACTTTCCATTTGTTCAACATTTTTAAGCTCAACAAATTTGTATCTATAGTCTCTACTGGCTAAAGTAGCTTTATCCACCAAAACCAATGTATCACTTACTTTTTCAACTAAGTACCACTCTGTAGAATCCCCTTTAAGCACTATTTTATTTGATGCCTCGTTCGGAAACTCATAGTTTTTACTCATACCGTTCACAGCGGGTGCAACAACTAATGCCATAAAAACACAAACTGACTTAACAATTAAACTTTTTGTTATATTGAAAAATATTAATATATTTAAAAACAATAATTTCAGAACTAAATCAAAAAATGTCATATCAAATATAGGCAGATAATGAGTACCTACACAAATTAAATTAACTATTAAAATCAGTTTCCAAGATACTCGTTCTATAACATCCAACTTCATTATTGAATAGCCATATAATGAAACTAGTGCAAACAATATTGATGAATATGAACTTAGCGCCAACTCTGTATAGGAAAATGAGCTAATCAGAAATTGTAAATCAAATAATAATAAGTACCCAATTTTATAAAAAATCCCAATAATTAAAGGAATTAAAGTTATTATAGGAATATAAGCCAGCACATCATTAATTTGGAATTTATTCATTTTCTTATTAATCTACAGTATAAATAATATGCTTACGCTCATACCAAACTAGGAAGAAATGTGCTTGTAATACATACCCCCAAGCTCTTTGGGTATTACCTAATCTGAATCGAAAAATATTATCTGAAAACTCATCTAGGCCTAATTCTAGAAGCCATCTTTCTTGTGCTTCATCATGTAAGTCATTTAGTTCATGACCATGATGCATTTTATGTCCAGTATCAGAGGAAAAAGAATCTATTTCCTTCCAAGTTAGTTTTGCAAAATCTATAAATTTCGGTTCAATTTCCGAGTTCCATTCAGTAGTATTCCATGCTCGACTTTCCCCCCAAGACCAATGATCTAATTGGTCTGCTTTAGATATACACCAAGTAACCTTATTTGAAAAACGTGAAGTTTTGAATATAGGTGTTGGGACTGCTTTTGCCAGCTCTTCAAGCTGTTGACGTTCTATGTGCGGGGCAACGTGCAACTCTTTCTTTGAAGTTTTTACAATCTCAGCTTGTTTTGGTTCTTTTTCAGATAAAAGTATATTTCTAGTTCGAATGCTTTTTTGCTGTTGCTCGTCTAATTTTAATTGCTGTCTTTGCAGTCTTTTTTCTTTTTTAGAAACCATGGCTTATAACGCAGTGTAATATTCATGCATAGAAGCTTTGGTAATAACTGTTGTACAGCGGTCACCTGGTTCACAATTCCCACGAGCATTCACCCAAGGATCTTCTTGATGAGTTAAACTGCTTAGCCATTGGGCGCTCTTCTCACCATAATAATCTAAAACTTCATCAACAGACTCACGCTCTTCGTCAAGCAACTGATTTGCATTTGCAGCCGCAAATAATTCAGACGATACCTTAAACATTCCTTTATGCTTTTGATAAAGCTCTGGAATTACAGGTCCATTTGCCCAAGCTTGAAAATCTTCTACAAATAATTCTTCATCTTCCCATGCCATATGCCAAGCCTGAGAGTAGTACATTAATTTTTGTAATTTCATTGCTGAAATTTCACCCATTTTTTCTGTGATATATTTTGCAACATCAAGAAATTGAGCCATATTTTGTACCTTATAAAACTATAGATATAAAAAATGGTAAGTTATCTAAAAACTTACCTTATAGGTAAATTCTATACTATTTTTAGGACTTAAAGTGACTAATTTAAAGTTTTGTCAACCAACTTTTAGGACTAAAACTGATATTTGTCAACCGAACCATTATCCATATAACTCTCTAACTAGATTCATTAAGCAAACAAGCTTAAAGTTGCTAGACTTTGGCTAATTTTTTGACTTTAAAATAATTTAAGAAATTTCTAATTATTTTAGTTTTTTGGGTTCACTTCCATCCAAATTGAATGAGCTGTGCAGCACTTCCTAAGAGTCTTTACAAAGTCAATCTGCTTAAATAACCGTTTATCAGAAAACTCAAATTTCAACGTCATCCTGTGACGCATTATTGATTTTAAAGGATTTCTTTTATTTGTATGAATTACCCTGAATCTCTACAATCTTGATTAATGTAACAAAAATCAAGAGGTAGTAATTTTATGAGTAATACTCATGGGGGATTTCGTGCCGGTGCTGGCAGAAAGAAATCTGAAGAAACCAAAGTGATTCGTGTGCCAGAATCACAGGTTCTTGATATAAGAGCATACTTAAAGTCATTAAAAAAAGAAAATGAAATTAGCGATATCCGCCAGTTTGATCCTATTACAAAAATAGAAATACCCCTGGCAACTGAACGCGTTCAGGCTGGATTCCCCTCACCCGCTCAAGATTATATAGATAAGAAACTAGATCTGAATGAGTTTCTAATCAACAATGCCAATGCCACTTTTATCGTGCGCGCCAACTCCCTTTCCATGTTGAATGCAGGAATTGATATTAATGATGCTCTGATTGTGGACCGAAGCATTGAAGCCCAGCACAGAGACATTGTGATTGCCTGTGTAGATAATGAGTTTACTGTTAAAAGACTGATTATTGATGCGAAAGGTTGCTGGTTGAAAGCTGAGAATGAGGGGTATCCAGACATTCATCCTCTAGAAGGCCAGCAGTTTGAAATCTGGGGTGTAGTCACAAATGTAATCAAGAAGTTCAGATGAGCTATAACAATGAAATCTATGCGCTTATCGATGTAAATAATTGCTATGTAAGTTGTGAGCGCCTGTTCAATCCCAAACTCAAAGATGTGCCGGTTATTGTTCTCTCAAACAATGACGGCTGTGCAGTTGCGCGTTCTCAAGAAGCAAAAGATATTGGTATCAAGATGGGTGTTCCTCTATTCCAGATCCGCGATATTGTTGAAAAGCACAATGTGCAGGTTCTCTCGAGTAATTATGCTTTATATGCAGAAATGTCACAGCGCTTTCATTCAATCCTGGCAGAGTATGTGACACCAGGTGAGCAGGAAATTTATTCGATTGATGAATGCTTTTTGAAGCTTACTGCCTATTCTGAAAATTATGATCTGGTTGAATATGCTCAAGATATGCGACAGAGGATCTTACAGTGGATTGGATTACCAGTTTGTATCGGTATTGGTCGATCAAAGACCGAAGCAAAACTTGCCAATCATATGGCTAAAAAAGCAAAACGCTTCAATGGTGTTTGCGATCTGGTTTCTATGGATCCTAAGCACCGGGATTATTTTTCGAGTTTGATTGATGTTTCCGAAGTCTGGGGTGTTGGTCGTCAGCATAGTAAAAAATTAAAAGGCTTAGGTATTAATACTGTTCTTGATTTAGCTACCTCTAATCCACATCAAATGGGAAAACTGTTTTCAATAGTCATGCAGAGGACTGTTATGGAATTGCAAGGGGTTTCATGCATCGAACTTGAGCAGATTGCGCCAACCAAGAAGCAGATCATTTCATCACGCTCATTTGGTGCACGTGTAACTGATATTGTCTCATTATCAGAAGCCATGAGTGATTACTTGCAAAATGCCGTCAAGCGCTTAAGGGAGGATAATTCTCTCTGTGGCTGCGTAATAGCATTTGCTCAGTCTAATCCTTTTGATAAGAACAAGCCTTTCTACAACAAGTCAATCAGTATTGGATTTGCTGAGCCGACTGACTGTGCTGCTGTAATGAACCGAACAGTAATGAAACGAATGAATGAACTTTTTCAGGAAGGAATTGAATTTAAGAAATGTGGGGTGATTTTGACTGCTATCGAGCCGAAGTCGACATACATATATGACCTACTATCTGATAGCACTCAAATAGAGAAAAATGAAAGGCTGCAAGAAGCCTTGGAGAAAGTAAAAGTAAGATTCGGAGATAAGAAGCTAGCCATTGGTCCTTGTAAGATGCATGGTCGTGCCTGGGCAATGTCACGCCAAAATTTAACGCAGAACTATTTCAGCTGGGAGGGAATGCTGCGAATCGAGTAGCAATTTGATAATGTTCTATGTTGGATAATACAGCCCTCACTTGGAGGGCTTTCTAATCAAAAAATAACTTTCTTAAGCAAATTGAATGCTGTTTTAACCGCATTAATAAATCGAATGAGTAAAGGTACCCAGTAATCAAGATTATTAAAGACCTCTTTGATTTCTTTTTTAGCGTACTCAATTACCCAGTTTCGCTTTTCTTCACCAGACAAAGTACTGTTTTTTAGCTTTTCAGCTGCATCCATATACTTTGCTACCTGGCTTAGAATTGGGCCACCGGATTCTGCGACCTCAAGCGTGGATTTAGCGACTTGTTCAATTGTTAATGTAGTCATTGTTTAAGTCCTTTTTCATAGTCGATCAACACTTTAGCCACAGCTTTTGCTGCGATCCAATAGCGTGCCTGATATGCCGCCAATTCATCTTCATTGGAAATAAAACCAAGCTCTACAATCAAGCCACCGGCATTGATGTACCCTAGACTTCCGCGTGCTGACTTTGATTGATCAATCCAACCATTGTCACCACGCAGACGGCTACCCAAAGCCGTAGCTATAGCTGCAGATAATTCTTGAGCTAATTTTTTATCTTTTGGCAGTGCGATTGTTTCAATCCCGTTTGCCTGCTTTGAAGTTGCTGCATTCATGTGGAATTCAACTGCCACACTGGATCCTTTAATCAATTTGATAGCTGATGAAAGTGGATCATTTTCGGTGCCAGGACCATCCGTTTTGACCTGCAGCCCGGCTTCACGCAAGTAATGAGTCACTGCATTGCGGAAGTTGACCACCAGATCTGCTTCTTTCACTTTGCCATTCACTGCACCAGGATCAGTATTGCTATGACCAGCTGTTATTGTGGCAAAGCCAAGATGTTGCTGCAGTTTTGGTTGATAAATTTTCTTACCAAGCCAGGATAAAAACACCATGACCGACCCTGTGATAAATGCATGGTACTCAACAGGGATCACTTTAAAGTCCATCGCCCATTGCAATGCTGGAATAACGACGAGCAATAAAAAAGCTCCCAAAATTGGGAGCTTCACAGAAAGATACTTCCAGGCACTTTGCTCAATTAATTTCATTTGACGCTCCAAGTTGCGGCTTTATTTTTAAGCCAGTTTTCGATAAATGTACTTCCAAGAATTCCCAGAGCTGATGCAATTGCAATCAAAGCTAGTGGATGAATATCTGGAATTTGTAATAAGATCCCACCAGCCAAAACGGATGAAGCCGATCCCAAAATAGTCCGACCCAAAACAAGTCGAACAGTTAGTCTTTCCTCAGATACAAGAAGTTTAGACAGGCCGATGACAGCCCCGATCACGACAAGCATCCAAAATGTTTTTTCATGCTCCTGCATAATTCCCCCTTATTTTTGGCAATAAAAAAGCGCTTGGAGGCGCAATAGATTTAAAAACTAATTTAAATCATGTCGTTTTCAAGCTTTAATCGCAGCAATAATTTCTGGTAATTTCCAAATTAAAATTGGTATAGAGAACAATATTAGAAAAGCCAAAATTGTCTGCCACAACCCATATTTATCAATAGACACTTTCATAAGCTCCACTATTGGTTTAAAATGCTCCATACAAAATACTTTTTCCTCTTTACTTTTCGGGTGAGTGGAATCAAAAAAACCCTGATGTTTGCCGCATTGGGGTTTTTGCTTTTATGGGTGTATTGAATCTCATCCAGTCTCCAAAGGGAGGTGGAAGTGATTCCTAAAACTTCAGGCCTAAAAAAAGCCGAACTTGGATAAGTCGGCTTTACAGTAAAATATTAAAACTGAGATTTAAATTTGTAGTATTTGTATATGAGCTATATACAAATAGCGCGTACTAAAAAAGCACCCAAAGGTGCTCATGGTTTTACTTAGATTAAATTTCTATCTCAGAGTGCTCACCCAACGGCGCTGGCCTTAAAATCGTTTGATTAGATATAAAGACACGAGCCCCAACTTCATACCGGGTATTACTTGTGCATAAAACCATCCCGGAACCATCTATCAGTAAAACCTTATATTTGGGATGAGCTGCATTCTGGATAATTCCGATATATTCTGTGTGCTGGGGGTTTAAAAGCTTTCGAAGTTGCATCAATGGATTAGTCACGGCTGATTCTCTCCACCCCTACAGTTTCCCAAACCTCATTGTGATTGAATGAGCCTTTAACGTTATCAATCACACCCCACCACTGCCCTCCAAATGCCAATGTCTTTCCTGGCAACATCTCTCCAATTTCCTGAGATACAGGCATCTGGCTAAATGTATGAATCTCTTTCACAGTGGCCTTACATATTTCAGCCTTGCCATACCCTCCCATTGAAACCACAGTAAACATAGGATTGGTTGCAGGGGGTAACATTGTTTCAGCTGATGTGCCAGCTATACGCACTTTTGATGTATTGCCGTTTAATGTGTTAATCAGGCTGATTGCATTGTAGTTAAAACCAATATCAATCGGCTTAATTTCATGTTGTAACATCACACCTTCATTTAAGATCAAGTCATAATCAGAAGCCTGCATCGGGTTCCAGTATCCTTTTTTGTATTTCGGTAAAATACTTAAAGTTTTAGAAGCTTTTTGACTGTAGATAAAACCACCACCAGCCTCTACCACCAGCTTAATTGCATCAATGGGCGCAAGATTAGTATATGTCAGACTCTGATTTGGCACGATCCAGCCTGTTTCTTCAAGTAACTGCCAGTCGATTACTGTATTGCTAAATACACGATCCAGTTCAGCCTGACACAATTGCTCTGCGCGACGCTCATTCTCTTGCAAGAATGACCTTAACGGCACATATGTGCTGCTATCCAAAGCTGTTTCTGATCGGCCATTTAGTTTAAAAAGTTTCTGTGCAAAACGACGCGTTTCTTCTGGCTCGCCTTCAACTAGCATTCGGTGCTCAAAACCATTAACCATGATTTTCAAAATCACCGGTTCATCATCAATGGGAATAAGTTTTTCTAATTGATCAGGTGCAAGTGTTAATGTATAGCTCCAGCACCAACGGTCACGCCCTGTTTCATATGTTCCATCAACAATAGTAATAGACTCGTTATTGTCTAGGCGTGTTACAGATATAGTATTCAAGACATACCACCAATTTTTTAAAGGTTTTTGAGGCAAACACTCATCAACACCAAAGTTTAGAATGGCATTATGGGAATCTACTTCACTACATAAGCAGTCAAAACTTAAATCTGAAGAACCTGAATATTCAGGTGGCTTAAGTGGTGGCAGTGGTTTAATCGGATGTTTTCGATAGTGAATCTGATATGCATCTTCCCAGCAGATAACATCCTGGGTAACAAGCTCAAGACCTTTATCCCATTTATAAGTAAAGGTCTTGGTGAACTGCTCTGCAATCTCATGCGTTACTGTAAATGCTCTACGGCGCTTCAGCATCTCTTGGTACTTAAAAGTACCTTCTAATGCTATTACCTCACCATTTTCAAACACATAGTTTCTAGTTTTGAGTAACCTCCCAGATTCCTGCCATACCAGAAACAGATCACTCTTAAGACCTGTACCTTGCTCATGCTGTATTTTCACTGCTTGGCTGAGCGTTAGTGCATTTTCAACACAAACTAATGTGCTATCAGCAATTACCAAGCCATCTTCAAAGTAAATTGCACCATTTTTTGCCATCAAAATAGTTGTGGACCATGGAATAACAGTCCGAGCACAGCATGTGATTGCTTCTTTGAATACTGATTTCACACCATGTGATACACCGACAATGTGATTAATATCGAACAGCGCCTTAACCTCAAATAGAAACTCAGTATCTAAGAGAGTATCAATAATGCAGAGATTTTCACTGTATACAGCTTCGATCTCAAAACTAAAGTTCGTATCTAGAACTGTATCGACCTGGCCAATAACATCTGTGCTTTCACCGGATACAGCGACCACATCAAAACTGAATTCAGTATCGAGCACCGTGTCTATGACTGCAGTATTTGCATCACTATCTGCATAAACTGCTGCGACTTCGAATGAAAATTCGATATCAAGTGTCGTATCGATTACCGCTGTAACATCATCCCCAAAATTAAGATTGGTTGAGCCATCGGCCAAATGCTCGAAGTTAAGAATGATGCTGTGGCTATCAGTGTTGTCAGGCTTGAAATTCAGATTTAGATTGTGAGCATCAATGGTGCCGAGCTTATTTTTAAAATCCACATGAGCACCCTTTTAATTTAAGGTCTGAGTTTGATGGACTGGATAAAGAGCGTGCCACCTACAACAAAGTCTGTATTTGCCAAAGTAATATCTGTGCTCACAGTCAGATCCACAGCCACTTCGCCTGCGCCGTTGTAGATCCGCGCCCAGCTGGCTGTACCTGTCTTAATGACGGTGGCTGTGTCAGTTGGATGTAACTCCACATAAGTGGCTGTGACTTCTTTAATACAGGGCTCGGGAAAAACCAATGTCACCAAAGCACTATTTTGATCCGCAGCAATACTGGGGCTGGCAGGCTGCACACCCTCATAAAAAGCAACGGTAGCACTTTGGCTACCGTTATCCATAAAATTAGCAAAGGCTTGAATCATGGCAAGCCGAGCATTCACTGAAGTTTTACTCATTTTGGCACCACGTTATCTTGAATGACTGCATTGAATTGCGAGGCTGGATGATGAGCTACCACAAAATATTGTGTAGCGAGTAAGTTTGAAAACTCGTAATTTCCATCATTAGACGTTTTAACATTATCAACAATTCGACCTGATGCTTTATGAAACAACCTTACTCGACATGGTAAATTCCGCCCCTGTTCCTTTACCTGCCCTTTGATACTAAGTCCACTATTTAGCGTCACAGGATAAACCTCAAGTGATGGCGTATAGTGCACATCAACAGGAATCAACATTAAGCAATCCTCGCAACAATCTGACCAGAACCGATATTTATTGCCATATATTTTTCTAATCCATGGTTAATAAGTGCTTGGTAAGCGTAAGGTTTGGCTTGAAATAACCACTGAACCAAAGGAAGTTTTCCTCTCAATGATCCATCATTAATGAAAATTGGGGTTTGTGGAACCTGCCCAGATAAGGACTGAGCGGCATAAACATTACTTGAACCCGAAGTAACCAGATTACCGGATGAAATAATGGAGGCGCATGATGCATTCATGACGCATTCATTTAGTTGGGAGTAACCTCGCTGTAAAATTATTCTCCCTATTGGAGTAGAGATTGGGGTGTTGGTAGCAACAGCAACTGATGAATTCGCACTTGCTGTGACGGCTTTATGAACCAATGTAGAAAAAAGAAAAGTGTTTGAAAAGTCTGCCGGCAGATAGGATTCAAACAAACCGAATCCGTAACACATGTTTATATTGTCATTAGTGTCCGCTGTACCTACAGGCAATATATAAAAGCAATCAGCATCACCAATCAAAATCCATTTTCGATCGCCGTTTGCAGGTGCAGTCACATCACTTTGGATGCTGCTAAAGCTAACTGGTAATGCGTAATACCATTTAGCCCAGCCATTATATGCTATTGATCCGCTCCCATATCCCGCCCAATTCTTATTGGGAGATGCTGCATCATATGGAGCCTGTACCCCAAGCATGGTGTCAATATCCGTCATGTCTTCAACAATGCCAACTTTGGCATATTTGGCGTACGTCACAGTGTATACAGGATCTAACTCATCAACGATACGAAGAAACGGTCGGCTCGATAGTAAAGTGTTTAGAGATCGATATGCAGCTTTTCCTCCACCGTTTTCATTAGTGCTTGAAAATGGTTTTTCCCAGCCAAGAGGCGGCAAAGATGCCGTGATTGTTCCTGATGCTGTGCTAACACTTGGCACCTCTGTAAGCTCAAATGTTACCGTATTGCTATTCGGCACTGTTAACACACGATGCTCGCCATTGAATTCAGGCTGCGCTGCACCTGTAATTTTAATGACCTGATATTGCATTAAATTATGTGGTGCAATAAATGTAGCAGTAACTGTTTTCCCAGATGCTACCACTGATGCGAGATCACCGATAAAAAATCCATCGATTAAACATGCATCAAGCACATTAATCATTGATCCGAATGCATTTTGTAACTGTGGTGCGTTGTTATTTGTATGGACAAAAAACTTGATGTCTGTGTTTGCCATTTTTGTTATCCATAAAAAAGACCGCTTGTGCGGTCTATTGGGTTAAGCTACTCGATCGATGTCACCGCGTAGCATGATTTGAAAGTTATCGGTGAGGAACGTTGGTTCGGATTGTTTCACTGTTCGAATCACCCAGATTGGGAAATTAGCCCCGATTGTATCTAGGCGAACGGTATTGCCTGCTTTCCAGCCGGCTCCCCATCCTTCTTTTTTAATTGCGAAATACGGCGCACCAGTTGCAGGATTAATTGGCGCAAAGTCTTCCGTAATGGTTCCGCGCTGAGTTAATTCACCTGCAATTTCACCAATGCAACGGAATGATGTTGTGTCGGTAAATACAAGTGCCCATCGCTCCTGAGCAGATCCTCGATTAGTCATGCTAATCGGATACAAGGTATCGTTGTAACGTGCCGAGATTGCTGCTCCTGTTGGAACATCCGACCAGATGTTGCTCCAGGCTTCCTGAAAGAAAAGATTGGTATAACGTGCCTGCATATCTCCAATAACTAGCACTGATCCAACAATGGTATCTGCAGGATCATAATCATGAGAAAGTGGCTTTGTGAAAGTTAATTCACCATTTATCTTGACAGTTTTAATCAGCCGCATATCTTGATAACGGTATTCCGCTACCAATGGCGCAGTCAGATTACCCATGACAAAATCACCACCTAACGTCACCCTGCCATAGTCATAATCCACGGTATACAAGTCGTAATCGACTTTTACACCATCTGAATCACATAACTCACACCATGAAATACGTGCATCATTCAACTGATACGTTGTACCTGCGATATTGGAAGGCAATTCCTGTTCTTTTGAGCTGCTAATAATCGCAATCTCTCCAGAACGGAAGATGGGTACCCGACCATCGATAGGCAAACGCACCGCTGACAGACCAAGCAGATCTTCATCAATAGGAATATAACTGTATCCAACTGCACTGTATTTAATGGATTCAGGCAAGACCATAATTGGCTTGTTGATCCACTGGTTTCCACCTTCTGAATACTCTAACTCAGGGTCATACCATCCTTCAGCCATAATTTCAGCACGATTTTCACTTGTAATCTGAATCTTTTGACGGAAAAGAAATTGGCCATAACCCTGTTCAAAGTTAAAGAAGCCTTCGCAATCTGCAGTATTAATTTCACCATTAGCATCTGGCGTTACGCTTAACACTCCACCTTCCACCTTTGTAGCTGACAGGGTGAGTGATTGCGCACGTATTGGCACCATAGGTGCTCTATAGGAAACCTGGTTGGTTTTAACTGGATTAAGATAGGTTGCTAAAGACTTCAGTGAAGGATTATTGGTTGTAGAAACATCCCATGCAGATAATTCAACTGACCCATTGCCATAATGAATCTGCCCCGCATTCTCACCCACACCTGTAGATTGGGAAGGGTTTCGATATAAGGATCCGATCTTGTCGACATACGTTGAATTGCCGAACATAAATCGCACCGAACCTGCGATGATCTGCTCAGCATATCCCTCTGTTAGATCCATTTTTAGCTGTGGTGCGACTACAGTTGCTGTATAGGTCGAAGCTGTTGATTCATCTCGATAGGACACAGATACACCAATAGAAGTTGTGCCGACTTCTAGAGTCTTATTAACGTACTGACTTCTAGTTCCCACAACAGGTACGGAAATACTCCAGGATACATATCCAGGGTTTACATTTCGTAAATATGACACATCCTCCAAGACTTTAGCTGTTATGGTTGGAGTAACTACCATGGTACGGGTAGTGTAGTTAATACTCCCATGCGTTGCACCTTTACTATCCACCATGCGCCCTGTAGTTGCATTGTTAGGCACATCTTTTAGTTCGATCTCCCCGCTCACCCCTTCAAAAGACAGCGGAACACGCAAACGCACTGAACGCGGCACCAAAGGCGCAGCACCATTGCTAAGTTCAATCGTTAAACTGCCTGCACTTGGGGTTGCGGTAAGTGACACAGACTGCTTAGCACCTTTTTGTGCAGTCACATTGAAAGTGGTTCCACCGTTTGGTAGCAATACCGGTTCAAGTTTTGCCAAGCCTTCTACATAATCAATTTCACCTGTTGCATCACCTGTAAACTGACCAGAACCATTATCTGTAGCAGTCTTACTAACGCCATTCAATAACCATGTGACCTGAAGTGTTCCCGGAACAATCGAATCATTCACAGGAATTTCAACATAAGCTTTTGAAACCGGGAGATCTGAACGATCTTGAGCTGTAAGCGTGTTCGACCAGGTCATTAAAATGGCACTACCTACATCAGCAAGTTCAGCCACATTAAGCACCATGGTCCCAGTTTCATAATCAATGGTTCCTGATCCAAATCGTGAATCAAGGCCTTTCAATGAGCCCGAGCCATCATCGCGCAATGTATAAACCTGGTCCTGTACTACGTAGGAGACTGAAAGTGTTCCTGGTGATGGTAGTGGTACAAGATTACGAATCCAGATAAATGAATTGTTTTCCTGAGTCACTTGAATCGCCATGGATTCAACCGGGGCTGTTACCTTTGCTGCTGGCATAAAGGTAAATGTAATACTGGTCGTACCTGTACCCGCGTTTGTATTCCAGTTGATCACGCCGTTTTGGTAATCAATGGTACCAATCGAAGTGCCAGAAGTATTTTTTAGCTCTCCACCAAGGTCAGTGATATTTGATCCAAAAAGATCAAAGCTCAAAGTTTTAGGCATGACAGATGAGCCAAGATACAGCGCCGTTGTTGTATTCACCACAACGCCATTCACAGCATAGGACAAGTTTGTATCACGTGCTTTAACAAGTGCTGTCGCTTGCCCTGCAGCGTCAATATTGACCATTGGGGTTTCTGTCTGTGCAGATGGTACAAGTTGGGTATATACATTAGAAGCGTAAGCCGTATAGTCACCCACGTTAGCTTCCTCACCCAACGACACAGAGGCCACATACTTACCAGTGTCAGCAACCATGGTGTCACGAATGATAGTGGTAGATTTTTGTCCACCATACCATTGCGCAGCGGATAAGCCTACGAAGTCAATTGAGAGCGCCTCACTTAGCTGGTAAGTCACAATCTTATATTCAATTTGCTTTCCATCTACCATCAAAATAGCAGTACGTATCGCGACCTCAGTCACCCGGTTATATTGCTCAACTTGGTTGCTTTTCCCTTCATTTGAAATCAGGACAATCGCTTGCCCTACGGCGCATTCTGACTCTTGAGGCCACATTGCAACCTGTAACATCTTCATGCCTTTCCAATGTGTATCAAGTGGAGTACCGGCAATCTGACCAGCTTTGGCATTGTAGTTTTCAATACGATTCTTGGCAGCCGTCCGCTCATCATCCCAGCTTTCAGTACTAAATAATGCTGCTGAAACATTAGGATCAGAAGGTAATTTACTGATAAATACCGTAGCTCCCATAAGCGTGTCAGTATCATCAGTATGCACAGCTGCATAGATTTTCTGGATTGAGGTTTTCCCGGTTGTACGGTCCATCTCAGAGATATCATTAAAGAGATTATTCGATTCACCGTCGATGATTTCGCGCCCAGAGTTTTTACCACCACCATCATTGGCATCAGTTTTAATGCGCTCGGATGCAAGAATCTTTAAATTATTGGTTTCAATAGGCATCTCATAACTCCAAGAAGCGCATGGTTACGTTGAAATAATCATTGAGTGAAGTTGCTGGACCATTCTTGATTGGGCTGCTTTCGAGTGCACCGTCTTTATGATTGAAAATCACATTGAATTGACGCTGATCATGTGGCCATTCAAACTTCAAGGTGAACTGCTCCTGCAGGTTTTGCCATGCACGGAGTTTGTTCAGGTCACTTAACTTGATCCAGCCCTTTTTACGGTTCGCTGGCTGTAATGAGATCGGCCGACCTGACTGCTTTACTCCTTCTTGAACAATCAAAGTGCCATCCACGGCGTAATTCTGTGACTGTTCAATTGAACTCCAGTTTTCATCAGTCCAAAAAAAACCATCCTCTAACTGGATGGTTTCTGATGTGCTTTTACGTGTGAGTCGCATTAACTGCTCCGTTTAATTTTTTCGAGTTCCTGCATCATGGTTTTAAGTGTGTCAGCCTGATCAGGTGCGGCATTTACCGTTGCTGTTTGACCTGTGCCCATATCAATTTTGATTTCTACAGTTTGCTTTGATTCCACACCTTCAACTGATTTGATATCAAAACCACTTGCAATCATCGGTGCTTCAGGAATTTGAGCTGATGAAGCTGCTTCTACTGGATTCGCCGTAGACCTGATACCAGAACCACGTTGTGCCTGAGCTGCTTCATTGCTTTTTGCAACACGATCAGACATTTTCTTTTTAAACTTTTCCCAGTAATCGTCATCACCATCTGAGCTATCATTGTTTTTAGCACTATTCATTTCACGCAAATCTTGCGCACTATTTCGTGCTGAAGAACCAATGTTTCGAATGGCTTTATTGGTTTCTTCGAGACTTGTGCTTGCTTGACCAAAACCATCAAGTTCAACTTTCATGCCTTGCAAACTGAGCTGTGATTCATACCAGGCTTTTGTTGCTGCATCGCCTGATGCATAAACATCCGCAGACATTTTTTGAAGCGCCTGACGCAATTCGCCAACCGTAGCCTTGCCGCTTTTAAGTAGTACGCTATAAGCATCCTGATAAACTCTGGCTTGTGCTTTTGCCTCTTCATGCGACCTTAAGCCAAGTACCGAATACGCTTCAGCGAATGAGTTGATACCTGCTTTCAGTACATCTAGCTGATTTGCAAGCACACGCGATTGCTCTGAGATTTGCGCAAGCAAACCGCCAGCAATTGTTGTACCAAGCTCGGCTTTTAATTTTTCAACCTGACCACGAATAGCACTGAGTTGCTGCTCGGTTTCAGCCCCCTTAATGGCTTTTGAAAGTGAGGCATTTAAGGCGAGTCCTACATCAACACCTTGATCTTTTAATTTTTCAAGGTTGTCAATCAGGACAGACACATCATTCACTAATGCGCGTGATGCTGCAGATCCTTTGCCTTGAAGTTGATCAAAACTATAGCCCGTACGCTCAACCGCTAAAACCATTGCTTGTTCAGCAACAAGCGCCATTTTTTGCGCCTCAAAAGCTGTGCCTCTGAATGCCGCCTGAGCATTTGTTGCAAAGACCAATAAGTCTTTATCACTTATGGCTTGCTTTATTGAAGCACTTAGCTCATCAGCTGTGATCTTTCCTTGATCGCGAAGCATGTAAAGCGCAGTAATTGAGTTGTTAATACCTTTAGTTGAATCAAATTTCATTGACTCACTGATTTTCTTCAGTGCATCAGATACCGATTCACCTTTAGCGATTAATTCATTAAAGGTGGTGATAAGCTTTTTAGATTCCTCGGTAAGTTGGTAAGTTTTTTCACGAGCCTTTTCTGTCGCAGCAGCAAATGATGCTTTTACATCTGCCGCTACTTTTGCACGAGTCTCTTCGAGCTGGGTTTGCTTTTCTAACTTTTCAAGTGCATCACCATACCCCTGAAGCTTGGCTACCCCCTCTCCAATCCAAGTTCCAATCGGCTCAAATACAGTTGGAATTAGAACCCCTATTGCAGTAATCGCTACACCCAAAGCCCCTAAGCGCCCCACAAGTGTCATGATTGATCCACCTGTTGTTGCAGCTGATGTTGCTGCAACCTTGGAATTTGCTGCAAATTGAGCCTTTGCTGCTGCGGTAGATCGTGTTGCTGCCGCATTAGTAAGCTGAGCTTGTGTATTGGCAACGACGGCGGCTGTTTCTTGGGTAATCGCCATTGATGCAGCGCGTACACCAGCGGCCTTATCAAGGAATACATTGGCAATATTTAACGCCTTGTATGCGATAAATGCTTGTCCAGCTAGTGTCAAAGTAGAAACAATAGAATCCAGATTTTCAGCTACGTATTTAATCGCATTTGCTACTTTCTCACTAACACCTGAGGCAGCATCAGCCTCACCAATATAAACAGTCCAAGCTGTTTTCAGGTTCTCAATGGAAGCACCAATGGTTGCAGGAAACTTTGCAAACTCAGTGTTAATTTTTTCCGACTGGCTTAGTAATGCCTTGGTCACCACATCAGTAGTAAGTTTACCCTCACCTGCTAGTTCACGCAGCTTACCAGTAGTCACACCAAGGCCATCAGCTAAAGCTTGGGCCAATCGAGGTGACTGTTCCATCATGGAGTTGAATTCATCACCACGAAGCACACCAGAGCCTAATGCTTGGTTCAACTGGGTAATAGCTGCTTCATTAGATGCTGCCGATCCACCACCAACCTGAATTGCTTTATTGATGGTTTCAGTAAGATTGAACACCTGTTCTTGTGACCATTTTGCTTCTTGGCCAATCTTGGTGAGTCGACTAAATAAATCCCCTGTTGCAGTCAGGTTTGAGTTAGTTGCAATGGCAATGTTTTTCACATCATCCATCGCTTTTTCCAGGTTGCCATGCTCTCCGATGGCAATCCTGATACGTCCAGACAGGTTTTTATATTCGTCTGCTGTTTGCGCGATTTCTTGCGCTGTAGCACCAATACCCAATGCGGCGAGTACACCAGTTATTGCATTAAACCCAGTTTTTAAACCACTTAATTCAGTAGATACGGATTTAGCATTTACACCAGTCTCTTTGAGTTCTGTGTTAGTCTGACCAAGCTCTGAATCAAGCTTCTTAACCTCACCTGCAACTGTGACTGATTTTTTACCTAGCTGATCAATACCTTCAGTTGCGGTATTTGTTGAAGCTCGTACCCGTTCAGCTTCTTGCTTGATTGTCTCAAATACTTTGGAAACGACTTGTTTAGACTGCTTCGCGGAAGCCACTAAGCCTTTATTGTCACCTTCCATAATCAATTTAAAGGTTAGATTTTTCCCGCTCATGTTTCTTACTCGCAATAAAAAACCCTCACAAGGAGGGTCGGTTTAAGGTGTTAAAACATCAATGATGTTTTATATTCATGCGGCTAATGCCTGGCAGCTCGTTTTTTCTCTTTCAGCTAATTCCAATTGCTTTTGATAATCCTGCATCAAACTCATGGCATTAAATTCATACTCCTTACCCTTCATAAACTCAAGGTAAGCATTCACATTGGTATCCATAGCGTCTACATACAACAATCTTGTAGACTCAGCACACCCGCTGTATTTCTTGCCAAATAGGTTGCGTTTAATCTCCTGCATCTTAGAAACAGGTTGAGATAAAGCAATTCTGCTAGTAGAGGCTGCAACTGTAGCTGCATCAGTCCATTCTAAAACTACTCTATTTATTTCGGCTGCTTGTTGAGAGGTGATTTCAGGTTTTTCTTCAAGCTTCGCATTAACAACTTCTTTAATGGTTTCTTGCTTGATAGCAGTTCCACCAAATTGTTTATTAAGCTCATCCGCCTTTTCCTCTTCCAATTTTTGCTGGTGAGCAATTTCAGCCTGTTTTAATCGTTCAGAATCAGCCTTATTACTTTGATGTGCAAAGTGGAAGAAGACAGCACATATAATTATTGCCCCTAAAATACCATATTTCATAACCCAATCACTCAACGGCGTTCCCAAACAATCCTGGTAACCTTGCCTTGTTTTGTTGTAACCGTATAAATCTCGTTGCTAATGGCGTAAACAAAATCAGTAACAGCAACAGAGGTGTTACCACCAGTATCGACATTATAAGAATATTGACTCATTGGGCGGCCGGCTTTTGCTATTAGCGACCCTACACTATCCCCCACTGAAACAATATCGCCATTTACTCGGAAACTAGATGTTTCTGATGCAGCATAAACAGCAGCTGAAGCAGCCAACAACAACGCTAAAGCAATTTTTTTCACTATTTTTACCCAAATTTTAGAAAAATTATTGGGTCATATTATCTTTGAAAATCAGCCAGATCAATGGACAATAGTTATTTGTCTTTCTCTAAATTCTTCATAAACTCTTCAAATGCCTTCTTGGCTGCATGCTGAGCTGTACGAACCGCAACGGCGTTATTTCTTATTTTCTGCTTTTCAGCTTTTTGAGCAGCTTTTAAATACTGTCTAAATGCGCCGTAGGTCATCTGCATGATTTCAGTATTTGAGTGACCGTTTGAAATCAGCAATTGGAACGCATCGAACCAGGACGATTTCTTCCGTGGGTCAACACTATCGTCATGCTTTGGATCTGGTTCACTAAAGAATGCGTCATTGATCTTGATTGCAGCATGGACCATCTCAAATGATCTGCTACGCTCCTGAAGCATAATGCGCTCAATAACTTTGGCATCTCGGTCAATACTCAGGCTTACAAATGCCAGCGCTTCACTGGTCTTTTCCTGAAGCAATTTAGCGATATCATCTGGATGATTTTTTAAGAACTCTTTGATGCTCTGTGCCGGTCCAGACCACTTATCAAAGTTATGCATCTTCAATTGGCTTACAGTGACCTTATTGTGATTTAGATCTAATAAAATGCTGCGATCGGATGCTAGAAAAAAATCATTCATGATGAAATCTCATAAAAAAGCCACCCGAAGGTGGCGAGGTTTCTAGTCAAATAGACATGGTTGAATTTGTCGATCTACATTTGCAATCGCAGTGGTAAGGCAGTCGCGCTGCTTTTTCCAAGTTGATAAGCCCTTTCCGCATGCACTTGCTATTTCTTTTTCACATTCAAGTTTTGCATTAAGTGCTTCACGCTGCTGGATCAGAGCAAAATAATCTGTTTGCAGTAAGGTGCGAGCCTCGAAGAAGGCTTTTACTAATGCTTTTTTGAATGCAATGACACGTGGACTGTTTTTTAACAGTGTCATCAGGAATGTAGCTTGTTGCTCATCTAAGATTGCATATTCAGTAGCTTTAGCAAAACCACCTTGTGGCAAGGCTTCACCCTTTCGGATTTCAAATCTGATAGGGCTAAATTCTGCAAAGTCCGGCCGATATGTTCTCACCAATTTAATAACACTTGCATGCTGCAATCCAAGACCTAACGCGATCTGCAAAGTTGTCGTGTGAGGCTTAGCATCTTTAACATCGACAAGTTTTACTGGGTTGAATTTCGCATTCATATAAATCTCCTTGAATAAAAACACATGCCTGAATGCAAATCGGATGGCATGTGTAGTTGATAAAAATCAGGCAATAAAAAAGCCGACTTGTTAAGGTCGGCTTCGCTTTAGAAAATATAAAATCTTGTCAAGGGCTTTGTAAAACCCTACAGGTTGTATAGACATGCCTACACAATTTAAGGTGATCTAAACACAGGCACAAAAAAAGATGCATAGCGCCGTGGATATTTCTTTGTGCCTGTGTGGGTTTTAAGGTGCTACGACGGCAGGAATAATCGTGAAATAACCGTACAAACCAAGTTCACCATCTTTGTCTTTGGTCAGATCACCCAAGGCATCACCACTGATTTCGTATGAGCCTTGTTCACTATGAATCAGGTCGAATGATGAATCAGGTGATTTCACTGTGCGGTGAAGCTGCAAATATACTTTATCGCCTGTGATTTTATTCACACCCTCAAAGCACAAGGCAAATTCCTTACCGAAATCTGATGCAATCGTCGTGTGTGTCACTGCACCAGTGGTGTAACCCACATTAACGGCTGGCACATCTTCCAGGAATGTGATCGTACCAAATACGGTGTCAACCTTATATTTAGTCGCTGCAATGGCTACAGCAGGATCTGCACCATCCGTAACTGTAACGGTTGATAGATTGAATCCATCCAGCTTGATTTTCTGACCTGCTTTCACAGCACCCAGGGATTGCGCAGTAACTGTTTTCGAGTCAACCTTTACATTTTTACCTGACAACACATAAGCCAGGTTGTCTTCATCGATCTGCTCAATTTCACCGCTAAACGAAACGCCAGTTGTGTTATAGAGTACTAAATCAACCGTATCATCACCCGACATGGATTCAGTGTGCTCTGATTTATCAGCTGTAATTTCTAATGTGAAATTTGGAACGTTACCAATTTCACGCATCGCCCCAACAACACCAGCTACAATAGGTGCAAGTGAGAACTTTCCACGTAGCGAAATATACTTTTTAGCCATTCGGTGTCACCTCTTTTTTGGCTGCTTTTGGTTTTGCTTCAGGCTTAATAACTTCAATCACATCATCTGCTAATAATTTTTGAATCATTGAGCTGGGTAGCTCACCAATCATTTGCCCTTTTGACCAGCGACCCACTGGCTTCAAGGCTCGGTATTGTTTTGCCATGGCTTTTCCTAATCAGGTTCGGTTTGGATAAATAGTTCAGACTCAAGCACAACAGTTGAATAAACACAGCTTTGAGAAATATCCTCTTCTGTATTCACATAGATCAATGGTTCAGCACTTGATCCCGGTTCCCAGCCACTCAGCTTTTTCATGATCTTAATTGTGAGATCGCCGGCAATATCAAACGCTTTAGAGCCATCTGATACCTGTGAAGCCGCATGCTTGCAACACGCCGTCACCTCCCATACAACCTTTAAACAAAGTAAATTACCTTTGCCTGCAACTCCTGCTGCACGTGTGCGCCTGTAATTCACCTGAATGTTAGGTGTAACTTGCGAAAGCTCCGTGGTCTTGCCAAGATTTTTAGGTGTATAAATTTTCTTAACACCCCACTCCTGTGCAAACTGTTCAAGGCGCTCCACAATTTCATCACGGACGGCGTAAAGATTTTCATCACTCATTAAAATCGTCCTCAACAAGATTGAGTAACTCTTGTTCATCATCCACAGTTAAGCCCAACCAAGCCCGTGGAGGCATTTTGACTGTATAGGCTTTGATTTGTACGTCTTGCGCAAAATTGGAACGAGCCGCACGTACAAAGCGATTGCCGACCACACCTGTTTTAGCGTTTTGTCGAAAGTAGACCTGGCTTGCACGTGCTTCATGTTTAATCTCACCACCAAAGTGATGAATTGCGCCGTATTCAACATTCGTACCCACTTCAAAACCATTGCTGGTTGTGTTGTGCGTAACAGAATTAATTAACCGCGACGTATCACGAAGTGTGGTGCCTCCCTGACGCATAACACGGACTGACAATGGCCATTGACCATTTAAGCCCTCACCACGCGACCAGCGATCACGGATGTTATCCACCAAGGTGGCACCCATACTCTGGTAAAGCCTTTGCTGACGCTTATCAACATCAGCATATAAACCCAAGGCTTGTGCAACCGCTGATTCACCATCAGCACGAATTTCAATCATTGCGCCTGACATGCTTCACCTCACATGGTTGGCATTTTCCCAAGAATGTCATCACCAAATACGCCACCAGTGTAGGTTGTTCCTATTGGCGCCGTAGCGGGTTGGTTTTTGGGCTTGTCATCAATGATTTCTTTACTTTGCTCATCCAGAATTTGCAGATCGGCTTTTTTGTCTTGTACACGCTTCAGAAAAGCAATGGCATCGTCATAAAGCTTGGTGATGTGCTCAAGTGGCTGTTCAGAGTAAAGACGATAGCGTGCAATATCACACGCTATACGTTTTAAATTAGATGGCACGTTTGCAAGCGGTAAGGTATAACGACTGCCGATATAGCCGTTAATTTCTTCCTCTGCATCTTGTAGTGCAACTTCCACCACATCCACAGGTTCAGATTCTTCACCTTCTAATACTCCTTCAACATGCATCGACTTAAGATCATCGATAGGACCCGCACCAAACCGTCTTTTTAGATCGTCTTCGGTTGCGTACATAGATCACCTACTTGGTTTCATCTGCAGGCTTTGGCTCTGCTTTAGGTTTCGCTGCAGGTTTCACCTTTTCAAGTTCAGCAACTTTTGTTTTTAGCTCAGCAATTTCTTGATCAGCCTTCGCCTTGTCAGCAGCTGCTGTCTGATTAGCTTCAGTTAAGGTTTTATTTGCTGCTGTTAGTTCAACATTGGCCTTTTCAAGTTCAGCAAAACGTGCAGCGATACTATCTGCTTTAGGTTCTTCCGGCTCTTGATATTCTTCAATAGCCCCAGATGTTAAAAGGGCCTGAAGTTGTTTAGCTTCAAGCCCTTCTATTTCCTGACCTGGACGGAAGTGTCCGATCGATTGTTTTGCAATATATTTTGGCATTTAATTCTCCTTATACGAACCCACGACCGCCGACTAAACCGTTCTTATTGTTTGGAACAGCAAGTGGTGATGACTCAGCAAGCATCTGAATACTTGAAGGGTTCTTTTCTTGCCATTGACCCAAATAGAATTCCAGAGCTTGGCCAAATGCTTCGACATTTTGCAATGCACAATGTGCAATCCATCCATTCGCATCCGAAACAAGACCAAAGAAGTCTTCAGGAATAAAACGATCAGAGGAACCGCCCATATTATGACTCACGTCATAAGTCCAGATTTCAATATTATCCACTGTGCCACGGAATTGAGGCTTATCAGCTTGATCGAAAGTCGGAGTTAGTGGAACACTAATACCAGCATACGGCGCAATGAATTTCTCCTTGAACTCTGGGTCCTTGATTAAGGTGTTGTATACCTTAGAAGTGGTCAAAGCCATGATAGGTGATGTGCCTGAATGCTCGATAGACAAGTCAATCATAGCCTGAATATCTTTTACTGGTGTTGCTCCAGCCTGTCCCCACTTGATTAATGGGGCGTAGTTACATGCTGGATTACGCTCATAATCCACTTTGTACATCGGAAAGTCTGCAGAAGCAAAAGTGGTTTTACCGTAGAGCAAGACATCACGTGCAATTAGTAACTTTCGGTTTTCAATTGACTGACGCAGATACAATGCTTTTTGAGCTTGGTCGATCAGCAGCAGATCTGCATCAGACAAACGATTTGAACCGGTGGCAATTACACCAAATTGACGTAAGCGTGCAATCAGCGCCGTGTTCTGCACTTCACTCGGCATCACCGTCATCATAGGTTTTAGGTAAGCTGGCTTAACGAATTTCACGTTACCAGATTCACCAACTTTGATCTGTCGACCAGCTGCAGTCGGAGTCACAAACGGCGCAAGTGGAGTTGCTGTATTTAGCTCACCTACTGGAACTTCTTTTTTAGTGTAGGACACACGTTGTGGGAAGAAGCGGTCCATTAACCAGGTATCTACCTTTTGAGTAGTATCGGTTAATAGAACCAGCTGTGGTACATCCAGTAATTCAACCGGTGCATTTTGAAATGTAAAAGTTTGACTCATGTTTTAGTTCCCCACAACTTTACGAAGTTCGATTTTGTTAACCAATGCTTGTGCACGTACTGCATCATATTGAGCAGTAGTCAGCGGCGTTCCATTTACTGTAACTTCAGCAATATCAAATGGGCCTTGCACGTAGATTGGCATTTCAAGATTATTTGCAGCATGGTAAGTGGATTGCTCTGCTGTAAAATCTGACACAGCAATTGCATTCCAATCACCAACGACACCTTCTGTGACTACCGGATGGTCAGCAAGATTATTGGTACCAACTTTCAGCAAATCCCCACGCTTGTACGCCGTAGCTGTTTTTACTTTGGCATTCTCAGTACGAACACCATCACCGACCACCAGCTGTTTATTTTCAATAGTGCCTATTAATACCTGACTCATGATTTAGCTCCTTGTTGCTGTGCTGCTACAAACTGATTGAATGCCTGATCCAGAGCTGAGCCTTGCTGTTGTGGCTGACTACCCTGTCCACCATTCGCCTGATGACTAAACAAATGAGCAAATGCCGGATTTACACCTGGTGTTTGTTGTTGCTGTTGTCCAGCTGGTGGCTGCTGATTACCCGCCGAGAATTGACGAAGCTGCTTTGCAGTAAAGCTAAAAACTGAATCATCCATATTGGTATAAGCTGTTTTATCTTCAGCACTGAACTGTGTTTTCAGCTCAGTTTCTAAAGCTGCAATTTCATCAGCACGTTTTTGCGCTTTGAATTGCTTAAGTTCAGCCAGTGCTTCATCACGCTCACGCTCTGCCTGCTCTTTGGCCTGTTGTGCTTTTTCTAATTCGGTCACGTCTGTTTCCTCTTTGGTTGGGTTTGGATTGGCTTTGCCCGAGAAGGCTTCAATAGTGGTTTGAGTGTCCGCACCCACTCCACAAATTGTGATTTCATGCACTCGCACATTTCGAAACACATGCAATGGACCAGTGAATTGCTGGCCATTTACTTCGACTGTTTTACCTGGTGCAATTTCTTCAATGGATTCAGGATCGGCCCACCAAGACATTTGAAATGGATATTCCTCATCAATGTCTTGCACGATTTCTTTAGCTTTTGCATTACTAAGAAAATGACCTTTCGCCTTAAAGGTTTGATTGATTTCGTATGAAGTAGCTACACCGACACGCTTTCCGCCGAAGTGTTCTTCAACAAGCCCTGTTTTAGGTTTTAGCTGCAATCCTTGGAGATCAATAACCACCCCTGCGCGACCCCAGTAATAGTGATTGTCGATGCGACCACCGCTATATACTTCCGCTTCAAACGTACGGCGCTTTTTTTCACCATCTTCTACTGTAGTGATCGGAACATTTACAGCCGTAAACTGACAACGCAAATGCTCCTGATTAAGTTCAGGCATTTTTCATGCTCCATAAAAAAACCGCCCTTTCGGACGGTATAAAATAGGTACAAAAAAACCCACTAAGGTGGGTCATTAGTTTAAGTATTCTTTATAGGTATCAGCTTAAGTTTCCATTCACTATCAAACCTCTTATTTAGAAAGTTTGTTATTTGGTTCTTACGATCTTTGAACTCATATGGAGTTAGGACTATTACATTCCTTCCGCTCGATACCCCATACCTTGTAAATCCTGTAAGCGCTCTCCTTGTAGAGGTATTGTTTGATAAAAAAACTTTTGCCTTTCCTTCTCTTATTAATTGCTTTCGGCCTCTTATTTTAGGGCACTTATCTGCGGGTATTTCGATCTCAATTGCAAAACAGTCCATATCCCAACCAAGTGACTAAGCTATACAGATTTTATAAATCCACTTCGACCCTAATCCAATATTTAAATATTCCATTCGTTGTATAAAAAATGTAGCTTAAACATTGCCCTAAAGCAGATTAATTAGTTAATAAATTAATTGATCAATGGCCTGATAGTATAAACCATTCGCCCTTCAACCACTTCTATCGCAACCACTTCAAAAGACAACCCCATCGGCATGAGAACACCGTTACCAGCATTTAACATATCCAGATCGATACCCAAACCTTTAGCATTCTCAATCTGAATCACGATATCTGAAGCTGTATCAACCATCAGCAACGGCGCATTCAACTGGACTGTCTGCCCGATCTGATAAGCAGCTACTTGTTGAAGTGTCGCAGCACCCACTACAGTAGAAGTCGCATTGCTTGCCACAGATTGAATAGCTGCCATATCGGTACTAAGCCAGCGTTTAAGTACATCATCAGCCAGAGAGCTTGTAGCAGAGTTTAAATAGCCAGTCAGTGCGGCATCATTTCCCTGCACATAGTCAAGGAAAGTCCGAATCGCACTTGGCCGGATACTTGGATCCAACGGAATAACTGTATTGGCCACCGTGTCGAATAGGTCCCGAGCCTTATCATCCATCGGAGCAAATAGACTGGTGAGCCTTTTACTCGCCGTCCATTCAGCTTTGATAGTCTCTTTCTGCTCTAAGAGATATTCCTTATCCAAGGATGAGGCACTGATCTTTTTATCCACCAGTGATTCAAGTTCACCAAATTGTAGTGGATGAGAACTCCAGTCCAAAGCTTCAGCCACTTCTGGCAATTGATCCTCAGGTGTAATCCCGTACTTCAATGTCTGTTTCTCGGTTAAAGCAATCACGGTGCACCGGCAACGAAAGCCCAACGGCGGGTAATGTGTCAGCCAAAACGGATGATCAATCGGCAATACGATCCGGTTCAAAGCCAAATGATTCGGACGCACCCGGCTATCATTGATAGCTGAGTACATCAGATAAGATCGTTTTGCCTTGTTTCGTTGCTGTTGTTGCCACCGGCCATGACCATAAGCACTCTGGATATTGGTACGAAATACATTGTCCAGGTAATGCTTTGGCAGAATGATTTCAGATTCTTTAATGAGTTTCTGAAAATCTTTAAAGGTACTGCCGTCGGCAATCGACTTATTCACTGCCTTGATGACAGTCTCAATCTGCTCAAGACTCGATAGAAAGCTAACCGTGGTTGCCATCTGCCGGGTCTTTAGATCCATTGAATAGAACTCATCAGGTAACACGATCTTTTTGCTATGAGCGTACTGAAGCGCTTCAAGAAATGTGACTGGTTGCATGAGAGTTGATCTCTATTATGTTGCTTTTGAAAGCAAACCAAGCTTTGATTAGTTCTTCAGCTTTATATTGACCAAGCTTCACTTTTCTTCTTTCACCCACACCCTTGATGCCGATGTATGTGTCTGAAATACGACCCTTGCTATCGAATTCAACATCCGTGATTTCTGACAAATCTATCGCAAAGCCTTCTATCAAGAACAATTGACTACTCATCATTTCCCACCTTGCGCTGTTACATACCCCAACACATCCGCAGCATACAAAGCTTGATCCAGATTGGCCGTGAACTGGGTCTGAGTTGCATCAGGTATTAATTGCATTAAGTTATAAGCCAAGCTTTCTGGACTATTAGACTTGAATACCAATTCTTTAACCTGATCCGGCTTCAGTAGCTGCAATTCACCCTGACCATCAGTCAGCTCTTCAACTTCCTGCTGTTCAGGTGAGAGCTTGTTGGCTGAGGCCTTAAAGTTGAATGCCTGACGCAGTAATGCAGTAAATTGATTGAAACCTGTCTGAGCCTGATCAACTAGATCTCCATCCAGCAGTCCGTACTCACGAATAAAATAATCTTTAGAAAGGTTAGCACCTGCATTTTTAAGATGAACATCGCGCTCAGCTTGGTCTTTATTGAGTGGTTTAGGTTTCTCACCAAGCATCACCTTATATTCACCCCAGTTATTTAGAGTGCATAAAGCATCAACTACAGCCTGCAATGTTGGCGTAACCAATCGAATGTCAGACTTAAGCTTATCCATCCGCACATTTTCATGCACTTGGCCAAGGCTGTAACTTCCCTTTCCATCCGTTCCACTGGTAAGTGTCTGCCCTAATACAACTTTCTGGATCTGGCGAATCAGCTGATTATTGAACGATTCGAATGCTGCACCTGCTGAACCACTTGTTCCTGGTGCGGAAAGAATTTGCACATCATCTTCTACATCAATTGAAAGTACGCTTTGAGCATGAGCATTTAATAGCGCTCGACTCATATCTTCGGTGTCAGTGTTTTTACACTTACCCAATAGGATTGGCGTCCCAAAACGTTCTAAGAATTTAGCCCAGAACTTGAAACCGTTTTGCTTAAAGAAGAATAACCAATACAGTGTGGCTAATAATGCTTTACCGTATGGCTGTTCGTATGTGGCTTTACGACGTGTTAAGAAGAATTTGAATGCTTGATCTACTTCATGTTCGGCGACCATTCCTTCTGGCCGGTAAATCAAACGACCATCATTCTTAGGCTCAAACCATTGCATTGGCTTCTCACCAATCCATTGAATACCCACATAGCCTTCTGGCTTTAGCTCATATACAGCTTCTTGAACCGAATAACCGAAGAACAGTGCATGCATGGCAGCAGTCGCAATTTCATGGAACCATTCTTTCAGGATGAGATTCAGCTTTTCCGCTTCATGCGTATCATTTGGTTCAATTCGCAACGGCGTTGCTAAAAGTGCATCAATCCGTGTCTCAACTACTTGTGCAATCTCATCATCATCTAGTAGTACACGTAATCTATGACGTGTAATTCCAGCTTTGCGTAGTACTTCATCCGTATCAGGCTGTTTGCCAAAATTCACCAAGAACTGAGTAACCGCTTCTTGAGTGTATAAGTTGCCATAAGACAAAGCCTTCTTTGACGCTTTGTCTTTTTTAGACTTTGCCATGTGTTTTCCTTTTAATAGGTTCGACTACCTGCACCTGCGGGTTTTTTCGGAGTTCTAGCTTCATTCAGCTCGTTAAAGGCATCACTACCAGCATCCACCTGGTCATCATGTTTACCATTCGGAAAGTTTCGTAATTCCTCAATGAATGCCTTATTCCAGTCACCACGAAGCATTTTTACATTGCCTACGTTGACTTGAGCTGCAAATGGTTGAGCACGAGTAATCTTGTCACCCGATACCGTTTCGGCCTTTACGTTGAAACCAGATAGTTTTGTAATGAAGTTCTTTGCCTGGGCTTTACCAGCCTGCCCCGGATCTTGAGGTAAGCGAATTGCTACAGACTTACCATCCAACTCCGCAGTTTGCTTAATACGTTTCTCAACGCCGTCCGGTCCAAGCTGTGCATGCTGTACATCCACAATATAGATATAACCATCACGGCTTTTGGCCTCACGTACACCTGCTGTGAAGTCACCTTCATTTTCAGAAGATGCCAGATCCCAGGCACGTACTTGATGGGTAATATCCGCAGGTAATGCATCCACAATTTCAATATGGTCGGGCTTAAAAAAACCACCGGCTGGTGGTGATGGTCGTTGACGATATTGGCCGGCAAAAACATACGGAGCTGCCAGCTCCATTCTTTCAAGCGTTTCAATGTTATGTTTAGCCGGCCAGAGTGCTGAGCCATCATCCTGGATTGCAGAAAGGCATAAGTGTTCCCATTCTTCACCATTACCACCATCCAGTAACCAACCTGCCAAATCCTCTTCATGTAGACGCTGCATGATGACAATAATCGGCGTATCTGGTGAGTTGGTACGAGACTCCAAAGTATTCTGAAACCATTCAATCACGCCTTTACGGATCGTATCGGAACGTGCTTCACTGGCTTTATGTGGGTCATCGATAATGATTGCCCCACCAAATGAATCTCGAAATTTACCCGCACCGAATCCCGTAATCGTACCGCCTGTACCTTGTGAATAGCAGACACCACCTTTTGCAGTGCGCCAGTCATCCTTGGCTTTACTATCCTCACGTAATGCGAAATCAGGAAATATACGTTTGTATGCTTCTTCCTGTACCAAATTTCGCGTCTGAAAGGCGTTATTGGCTGCAAGAGTCGCTGAGTAGCTGACATGAATAAACTCACTGTCAGGCGCTTTCCCGAAACACCAAGCCATAAAATTAATCACTGCAAGCTCAGTTTTAGAATATCGGGGTGGAATATTGATAATCAGTCGCTTGGTTTCGCCCCGATACACCTTCATTAGCGCATCACAGATCACTCGATGGTGCCAGTTATGCAGCCATTTATATTTACGCCGTTCTTTAAACATATAGCGTGAAAAGAAATACAGATCCTCTTGAGCTTCAATCTGTATGGCTAGTTCACGTGCTGGGTCAGTATTCATCTAAGACCTGCTCCCTTGCTTTCAGGTAGCTATCCGTAGGTACATTCTGATTGATGGTTTCTATTGGCTTACCATCTTTACCGGTGATTTCCTGCTTGGTCACACGACCATCGGTTTCTTGAAAGGCTTGCTTGAGCAGGTTTTGCTTTGCACGTTTGTTCCGACCAGAATCCTCATACATTTTTTGAAGTTCCATAAGGCGAAATGCTTTGTTAGCAATTGCTATATCCTCAATATTTTCCCGGAAATCCTTTCTAGTACGTTCAAACAATTCCTTTAGTTTTTTACTTAAGTTACGTCCAGCCACCTTAGTTGGATCGTAAAGTGCGACCTGCTGCCTGGTGATTTCAATCTTATATTCTTGCTTTACAGCTTCCACTACTTGTTGAGGGGTTTCAAAGCATGCAAGAGACTGAACTATAAACATTTTTACAGGCTCTTTTAATGCTGCCATAAACACCTCTTTGTATAGCTACGTATAGCAAAATAGGCAAAAAAAAGAGCCATTAGGCTCAATTAATTAGACAGTTCCCACAACACGCAGCCATACTAGTCTCAGATACAAACGGCGCATTCTTGGAGATTTCCATAAGCCGTTTTACAGATTCGTCTGCACCCCATCGTTTAGTTTCACCAAAGAACACTTCCACATCATGGCCAGCCAAGTAATGCTTAGGCAGCCCAGTCATATCGCTATAAATGATTTCACCATCATCATCACGTTCAACGCCGATGTGATAAAGCTCATGTTCAATCAGTCGACAGAAGTCACGATCTGAGGCTTGTTCACAATAAGTGGCATCAACCGTAATCAGATATTGAGGTACGAAACCAAACCAGTCTCGCATCTGTTGTTCCTGACGTGCTTTCTTCCAGCCACCTACGTTAAACATCACCTTTTCACATTGGCCCAGTACCATACGCTTTTTCGCTACGGCGGCAGATGAAGCCCATGCGAATGCAAGGAACTCTTCATTGTCATGGAGTAGTTCAGCAATATGATCATGCTCCGGGTTATGAAGTTCACCACCGAGAGTAAGCCAGTTATTCACGACCCATTCTTTAAGCTCTGGTGCAGGCGCCAAACGAATAGCGTCCTCTTCCTCAGCCTGATCAATCAGATCCGACGGCGGGAATGGTCTGAATTGTTGTTCCATGTGATGCCTTTAAATCTCGCAGCCATCTTGTGGCGATTGCAGAATGAATATCGCTAATCTCAAAACGTATAAACCGATACCCCATTTCTTCAGCATGATCGTATTTGTCGACACTCCACGCCTTATTTGCCAGCTTACCTCTACGCCCACCAGACCAAGGACCACCGGCAATTTCAATTAATGTAAGGTAGCCCACGAGGTGAAGATCAAAGCGCCAATGCTTAGTGCTTTTAAAATGAAAATATTCTTCGTACTTGATTTCCATCCGATCAAGAATTTCTTTGAGTCGATCGAATGCTTCTAAGTATTTCTCACCAGGCTTAGGTAATGGTCTGGTTCGTGATTTCTTTTTGGGTGGGATCTTCTGAGTAAAAATTTTGTATGCTTTCTCATCCATAAAAGATCAGCCATTAAAAAACCTCCCGAAGGAGGTTTTATTTGTACGTTTGCCCTATTAGATAGATTATTGAGCTTATAATTAAGATCGCCAATAAAGTTACCAACATTTCAATTTTTGTCATTAGAGAATGCCTTAGCTTCATTTCTACCATTAATAGATATAAAGATAAAAGGTACATAGAACAATATCAAAAGTGATCATTTTAAATATCTTGACTAATCTTTTATTGCAGCATATTTCTAAGATTTTTAATTCGTTGTTTCAGTTCAATCATAACTTCATCTATCGCAATCATTTGATGCCGCTTAAGCCCAGATCGACTGAGGTTCTGATACTTAGACAGCTCAGCACTGCAAAATTCTAAGTCTTGTTTAGCTTGTACTTTGTCTGTCATGGGTACCACCAATAAGAAAAGAAAAACCCCGCCAATAATGCATATTGAGCAGGGTCTTATGTGCCGTAATACGTTCGGCGAATTCAAAAAATAAAAAAACCTGCACTTTGAGGAAATGCAGGCTATAAACTAAAATTAAGCAAAAACATGGAGAGTTTCTTAATCCTGAGTAAAATACTTTGATTTATTAAACTTTTCAACTTGTATCCAGATAAAAAGTAAAAATATTTCATTTCTCCTTATAGCAAGACAGGAGAATTGAAACTCACAAATAATACTTTATGTCAACCAGTTATCAATATATTAACTATTATTTAAATAATCACTTAACTTAATAAGTAAATCCCATCATTTATTTTATAGATATGTTTGTTTTTTATTACTTTTTGTTAAATTTATCAATAAAATATAGCTACTCAAAGTATTTAGAATAGCACTGCTTGGATGAAACGAATTATCTCCCTATATCTCCTTTTATTTGCTTTAGTTTTGACTTTTGTATTGAGTTTAATTTTTTTAGGCTTTGGCGTTCGCGCATACGACCTATATCTCAACTGGAGTGGAATTTTATTGTTTTTCGCGTCAAATCTATTTTATTTAGAAATACAAGATATAATGCGCAATCCATTCGAAGATTAGATTAAATAATTAAGTTGTTTTTGCACCTAACCATCCCTCACAAAAGGCGAATGACTGCATACACCACCCAATGTATGTAGTCCTTGCGGCTATACCATGCGGTGAAGCCCCCTCATGAGAGACGGCTCTTAATCAATTTCCTTCAAACAATTCCGACACACCTTGATTTCTTCATCATCAACCGTGTAATCGATCTCAGTCACGCCATGTAGGCCAAATAAGCAGAGTAATAATCGGAGCATACTTTTCTCCAGACAAAAAAATACCTCCTTTATGGAAGGAGGCAGAAACTTGAAAAAGAAACTACAGCGATAGAATCTAGGCTGAATTATATACTTTAAAATATTATATACAAGACCATATTATTAACTTTTACTTTCAAATAAAAAACCTGCTTAGCTGGAGGGCTAAACAGGCAGGATTTAAATCATCTTTTATTTGTTTTCGTAAGGTTCTAGGAATGAACACAAGATATCATTCAGCTATGAAAGGTAAGTATAAGAAATATATACGGAATGTTTTAACATGTAATAATTAAGTTATATTTATTAATAACTTGATCATCATTTAGTCATAAAGATTATTTAATAGCCAAACTTGTTTAATCTGTACGTCCAGCAGGATTTAACTCTGAATCAATCACACTAAAAATATGATGTCTTATTAGTTATACGACAGGCGCTTTATTTTAGACAACAAAAAAGCTCACTATTTAGCAAACTTTCTTATCAATTGGCTTACAGCTTACTTAAATGGTTAGACATATAAGCAAGGTATAGTTTTCTATCTTTAAAATCAGGTATTTCGAAAACCCAGAAGACATAACTCTTGGATCTAAACTTAAATTTTATATTCACAGCTTTTACTTCAATGATTGCATGCTCATTCTGTATCTCTACAAAAAGCTTTAGTGTAAGAGCTAAGAATTTTAATTTATTAACCATTTTATATCTGGAAGGCTTATGTAATCGTAAAGCTTCAGTATATATAATCTCGCACCACCCATACCCATCTTCATCATCCATTAAGTCTCATTTGATTATTTAAAATAGATAACGAGGTCAGGTTATAACACAGAACATTCAACTAAACTGCTTTTATTTCAATTATTAAGGTTACTAGATTTTCACAAGTAATAAAAAAGCCCACCATTTGGCGAGCTTTTAAATCAATCTAGTGCTTTAACGTACACTTTGATCACTATAACAGAAATATGCCATACCCCGTGCGCACATTCAAGCGGATTTTTCAGTCTTTTTCTCGAAAATATCAATCTTAAATCGAGGATATCTAGATTTAATAAATGCTAAACCGCATTTAATATCCTGACGTATTTGTAAAACTGATGTGTCATAATTTTCTGCAATGTCACGTAATGAATTCCCCATCACGTAATGTGACCAAAGTGCAGATACCCACTCTTGGACAATTTCATCATTGATGGCTTGGATATCTAAGATCAATTTATGAATTGCACGTGCTTCATTATTGTCGATCTGACAGCATGTGCCACGGCGCTGTACACATAAGCGATCTTTAAGTTTTTCATCATTCATGTACATCGCAAGCAATTGTTCACGCTGTTCTTGGGTAATTCGTTTGGTCGGCATAGTCTTTACCACCATTACCATGGTTTCACTATCACTATTTATCCAGGCCCCAAACTGACGAAGCCAGTTCTCAAAACTGAATTTAGACCAATCCGTTGTTTGCATAATCGTTACTGCTGCATTCATCCTAAATCCCCTGCCATCTTCTCTATTTGCTGAATCGCATGACCTGACTTCACTTGATCCGTACTAAACCGTATTACCTGATACCCCAACATTACTGCTGCGTTGTATTTTTCCATGTCCCCGATATAACCCTTCCCCCTTGTATGACGCCCACCACTCCAGATCCCACCCTCAACCTCTACCAATATCTTTTTGCCTATTAAATGAAAATCAGCTCTCCATTTACGATCAGGATGAAAATAAAACTCCTGCTCAAAATCTATTTTTAAAGTCCTTAACTCTCTGGCCAGCTTTGCTTCAAACTCATTTGGTACTTTTTCGCCTTTAACCTTAGGGCGTATAGAGCGCCCTTTCGGTCTGGTGGCTTTAACCATTTTTTTGTATTCAGCGATTGAGTAGCTGGTCATTCACCCCACATCCTCAATACAACGGCGCCAATAGCCATAAAAATAAACATCAGGGTTTTATTTAAGTCCTTCATGCGGCAACTTCACCCCTTACATTCATAATATCTTTCGCGTATTGAGTCGCCCGATAGTGGCTTTCTGACACACGCTCCAAATAACCTGCTTTCACATGCGCCTGAAGTAAGCTGTAAATTGTGGTCCGATGAAAATCAAACACGGCTTCTTGAATATCTGCTGTCGTAAAAGGTGTTGTGGCATAACAGGCAAACAGCACTAAATTTATCTGATCTTCAAAAGTGACCTTCTGTTTTTTAATATTCAAGCTACACCCCCACACGCTGATCTGCCCAGTTGCACTCGACAATTGTCAATCCACCTTGCTGGAATCGAGACCATAGACGGTCACCCAAGTCTTTCTTCAGCTCTTCAAGGGTTAGGTTTGAAATCAACATGGTCGGCTTCATGCGGTCATAGCGTGCATATAGAACTTTATGTACCAATTCACGGCGTTTATCACGGTCATGCAATCCATATTCATCCAAGATCAGCAGATCGTATTGAGTGAATTCATGAATCACTGATTTCTCAGTTACATCAGGGATTTTTTTATCCCATGCATCCATGATCTTTTGTGCCAGATCTTCACTGGTGATGTATCGCGCATGCTTACCTTTGTTCAGCAATGTGCGCGCCGTTGCGCAGCTTAGATGGGTTTTACCGGTACCTGTAGGACCTACCATCACGAAGTTATTTTTGTCGCCGTTGATCATGTTCTTTGCGAATGAAACAACCTGATTCAATGCATTCCGTTGTCCAGCGTTTTGAACAAAGTAATTTTTAAATCCTGATTCAGCATGACGCTCTGGAAGCATGGCGCCTGCAAAATGTTTCGCACGGACAGTGCGATCAATTTCAGCCTGTGCTTGTGCAAGTTGTTCTGCATGAAACTCTACGGCGCATTGTGGGCATTTGTGATATGGACCTGCTTGAACCATAGCAACCTGATGCTTGGTGCAGATCTCCTGAACTTTTTTGAGTCCAAACGAAAATGATGACATTGCATTCATACGAAGTCCTCCGGAATTTCAACCGGTGAGTCCACTGGAGCATGTTGGTGTGCTGGTTGGTTATTCCATGCAGTGTTCACATTCAAACTAGAATTTTGTTTTTCAGAGAAGGCTGGTGCTTTTGGCGTGAATTTGCGTTTGACCCACTTCACGAAATTTGAATACATCTGGGTGTCTGTAATCAAGCCAGCTTTCAAACGTGGTTCGTAATGAGCGTTCACCTCAAGTAAGATCTGGTTGATCAGGTCTTGAGTCATTGGCATTTCGCCTGCTCGTTGTAACCATGAGTTCAGGGAATGCAAATCTGGTGTCCAGAGATTCAGCACTTGGTCAACAGAATTTTCCTGCGCGTTTTCCTCTTTAAAGTTTTCTTTAAATGTTTCTTTAAGTGTTTCTTTAATAGTGCCCCGTTCAACGGTACTGGTCCCGTCACCTTTCGCGGTACTAGTCCCGTCCTGTTTGGTGGTACTAGTCCCATCACCTTTAAGGGTACTACCCTCATTTGGTACTAGTCCCTTTTCGCGGTACTGGTCAGGGGTGAAAAGGTATTCATTTAGACAGCCTGTTGTTCTCTCAACTTTAATTAAACCCAGCTCTTCTAGTTCGCGAATACATGACATAACCGTATCGCGTTTTTTAATCCCGCAGTACTTTTGAAATTGAGTGATAGCAATTGGATGTGAGGCGCGATCAAACCCTATGGTTTGACGCATGACAAACATTAAACACTTAAATGCCTTGTCGTTTAACTGAGCCATAATCTGGCTATCAATTAACGTGTTAGGCATCTTGGTGTAGCGCTCTTCTTTATTCGACATCGCTTTGCGCTCATTTTTTGGGAAATGAACTACTTGCCCTTGAGGTAGTGGTGGTTCATGTGCTAAATTTGATTTCATGTTCAATTCTTTTCTCCGATCGAATTTGAATTAAAAGCCTGAGTTCTGACCTCAGGCTTTTTTTGTTTCTGTTGTATTGATACAAGCTTGGATTTGTTTATCTAGTTCAGCCAAAACAACATGCATTTGGTGAATTACTTTTGACATATCTTGCACCTCACTTGATGTAATACGGCCGTCAGCCATAATTTCACGAAAAGTACTCATTACATCTCCGCCACGCATGCCAACACATAAAACTTTATCGGTAAGAGCCATATCTCGGCTTTCTGGGATTTGTGGTAGATCAATCGCCACCTTTTCGTGCTCTGCAGCCAAGGCTTGCAAAATACGAAAGTCGCCTGTTAAAGCCATCAACTTAGAAGCCTCAGCAAGTGTTAAATGATGAGTTTCAGTATTTGGGTTGATCTTGCTGTTAAGTACAGCTGGACTTTTAATACCCATGCGCGGTGCTAAAGAAGCCGAACCACCTGGATAATCGCGAACTGTGTTGTACGCTGCATCTGTTATGTTCATTTGATGTGCCTTCGAACGTATTTATTAAACTGTTGCCTTATTACCATTAAGGTGTTTTATAGGATTAGTTGGATACAACCCGAAATGTTGAAGAACCTCTACTTCAGTTACCTTTCCGTTACTGGCCTCAGCCAAAGCCTTACGCAAGCTCTTACGTGGCTCTTTATAACCATAATAAAGATGGGTCCTTATATAACTAACCGTAGTTCCTGCATTTTTGGCATATATTTCAAGCTCATCAGGACTTAATTGCTGAATATATTCTCTAAATTTCATAGATAATTCCTCTCGAATTATCTTGAATATTACCTTTTAGGTAATGCAAATACAACCTTTTTTCTTGTTTACCTTTTAGGTGATAACCGTAAACTTAATAAAAGTAAAAAAATCACTTATTTGGTGATAAAAAACTTTATAAATAGGCATTAATTATGGACAGCAAAACTATTCGTTATCAGAACACTAGATATCTTGTCGAGATGGCGGGTGGTGTATCGAATTTTGCTGAAAAAATTGGAAAAGGACAGTCTCAAACTAGTCAATTTGCTGGTACTAACCCAATCAAGGGAATTGGGAATAAAGTTGCTCGTGAAATTGAAGAAGCTTTTAAAAAGCCTCATGGTTGGTTAGATATTCCTCATAAACTTCATAATGAAACTGTAGCTCTTGACCAGAATGTCTCTGCTCCCATACCTCTAGCTGGCCGCCTAATTCCTGTTATTTCATGGGTTCAAGCTGGAACATGGACAACTGTAGATTCAGTACCTGATGGTACACAGTTTGATGAATGGCTACCTCCTAATCCGAAATGTGGAAAGAATGGCTACGGCCTTAAAGTGGTCGGTGAGTCTATGCTTCCTGACTTCCGTCCAGGCGATAAGATTTATGTAAATCCAGACTTCCAGCCAGATGAATTAAAGACCGGTGATTTAGTGATTATGTCTTGTGAAGGTGAGGCAGAAGCAACTTTCAAAAAATTGATTGTGGAAAGCGGGAATATGTATTTGCAACCGCTGAATCCTGACTGGCCAGAAAAAACTATGCCATTGATAGATGGCTGTAAGCTGGTTGGAAAAGTAGTTGGGTTGTATAGGGATGTTTAAAAAGTAAGTCACAGGTGACTTGAGTAGTAATAAAAAGTCGCTATATGCGGCTTGGGTATATCAAAATTTTAATTATGGGAAGTGTGATATGCAAACAATTGAAATCAATTCCCACAAAATCAGCCATGTTGTTTATCAGCATCATTTACTGACTGTAGTGCTTCAGACGGGCGAAAGATTTCTTTACCGTCTTCTTGAATCTACTACTTTTGCTAAATTTATTGATTCGACTGATAAAGACAAATTTTATAAAACTGAAATTGAAGCAAATAAAAAGTTTAAGCGGATTCAGCTTTTTATTTAGTTAAAATGAATTGCTGTATACAAAATACCATTTTGAATAAGTTATTGAGCTTAATAATATGTAAATGATTTAGTCTAAACTGTAGTTATGATCAATACTTGAAATCCTAAAATATTTCATTGAGTCATCTTCAACTAAATTTTGATCAAATAAAACTATATTCTTACCATTACCAAAAGAACTATTGAAAACTAGACCATGAAAACCACATACTGTTTTAAAAAATTCACAAATAAATTGAGTTGGTATGTAATCTAAATGTGTTCTATTAGGCAGAACAGGTTTGGAAAGCTCTTTGGCAAATATCTCTAATAGGTTTATATGAATCAAACTATTTTCTAAACTTTCACTTTCTTGTAAAAGAAAGGAGGCTTTTTTTCTTGGATTAGTTAAATCTAAAATACTTAAAGTAGTTTTTAAATTAAAAGTAGCTACACTAACTAAGCTACCATTACTTGGGCGAACTTCTGCAATACATGTTTTTTCATTTTCGGCCAAGTATAAATAAGAAATACCTATAGGATTTGCTCGACCAGCAGTCACAGTAATAGAAGGAGGTGCCCTCATTTGATCAATTAATAATTTGCTTTCATGAACGCGTGCTCTGTAAAAACATCTTTCTGTGGAATAAAATTTAGTTAATGAATCTACTAATAATATAAAAGCATTTGTTTGACCTCTATCCTCTTCTTTAGTATTGGTGAAAATATCTTTATATAATTTAGTCTGGGGGAAAAATCTATTTTTAGTAGTAATCTCCTGACAAAATTCAATCCAACTATCTTTTATTAAGTCTAAATCTGGTACAAAGTACCTTCTATCAAGGATATCGAGATTCTCATCGAGAATACTCGTAAGCAAACTCATCTTATCAATTACTTTATCCTCAAAAAAACAGAAATCTTCATTAAGTACATCAAACAAAGGTTTTCCAGCACTATCCTCTTTCAAACCATAAGCAAATTTTTCTACAAATTGAAAAATAAGTTTAGGGTTAATAGCCTGTACATTTTCTGTTTCGCAATAAGAACAAGTCAATTTAAAATTGCCATTTTCTGAAATAAATTGAGCTATATTCTTTTCAGTAAAACATTGCTGACAACAAAATCTTTCTATTTTCATTATCAGCTCAATTATTTAAATTATTGATTAAATAATTATTAATAGTTTCAATATGATGCATTATTGAAATTTTCTTTACTTGACCTAAACCAGGAAAGTGTTTGGCATCATATATTTTCTGAAAATCAATACTAGCTGATGTGTCTAGGAACTCAATCTTCTGATCATTTTTTTCTACAATAAATTTCTCTAATGCTTCTATAAACTTTTTACCAGGATTGGCTGGAGTATCATTGTCAGTATCAGAAGAATAATGACGAACAAATGCTTCATCAAATTTTTTAGAGTTGATATAAGTAACATGGATAGTAACTACGTAGGCCGGTCCGCCTGACTCATTATATTCTTCACTTAAAATTGTATAGTCACCAAAACCATTAACATTTCTGAATTCATTATAATATGTATGTAATGATGAGAATGGAGATTCTACTGGGTAATCGGCATTTCTTTTTTGCTTTTTAAAAAAATCATCATATAAAACTACATTATTTAATTTTTTTATTAGATTAGGTGCTGTTGTAGAACTTATGAATGTTAAAGCAGCCTTAGTTGAGGCATCTATAATACTATTGCTTAAACCATCAATTAGAAATAAAGCATATTCTTCAAATTGATCTATTAACGAACGAATATCTTCAACACTATCTTTTACCGCGAATACTGGTAAATAGCGCAATTCAATTTCTTTCTTGAACTCCTCTATTATGTGAAAGCCACACCCTTCTAAATCCCCAACAGTCGGATTAAAAAAAATTAATGGAACAATTTCTTTATCATTTAATTCTTTAATTGTTCTAAAAAGGGGGGCTAAAGAACTACGAACAGGTTCAATAACAGGACAAAACTTTTTATCAACAGGAAGATTTGCTAACTCTCTTAACGCTAACAACTCATTAAGCTTTCCTCGTAATATTGGATAGTACATTAAGTTTTTCCTCGGTAGCAAAATAGTCTATTAATGAGCGTATTTGAAGTTTATTAAATTTATAACTAATAATAGCATTAACTAAAGAATTAGGCATATGAGTTATAAAATGTTCATTGTTTTTTCGTGATTTCTTTAACGTTTCAATAAATAAACTATTTAACTTTTTTTCATCATTATTTAAGTATAGCTTTTCCAAGCATAAATCAAATAGCTGGGTATTCGGAGCTTCTAAGACCTCACCAGTTAAGTTTTGAATCAACTCCACATACTCATTCTTACGAAGAGCTTGCAATAACAGCTTTTTGTTTTTAATTTCATTGTGGTGAGCTTTTCTTATTTCTTGAAAAGTCATTTTTTCTGATAAAAAAATTACACCTATCGATGCTTTTGTTTTTTCTAAAACAGACTTTACATGTTTTTGGCTACAAACAACATAGACATCGTCAAAAACCTGAGTATAAGCATCCAACTGGTCGTCTAACCGAGCCAAAGAATCGTAATCTGTTTTAATTTCATAGCATGTTGATTTGCCATTCAGGATCACGCAATCAGCTTTATTGGTTCCCACTCTAAACTCAGACAACATAGTAGCTGTGTTCAAAGAGTGGCGCCCTAACAGAATTTTATTAGCTATTAAGTTCTTATAGATATACTCATTAGGGTATTGTCTAAGAAGAATTTGATATGTTTTTTCATATAACTCTTTCAAGGAAAGCTTAGTATCGTCTTCTGGAAAGAATTTATTTACCATTTTAAAAACATAAGACAAATCACCCTTAGCAATGTCCGTTAGAACACCACTATTGAAGATCTTAGATAAAGCCTTATATTCTAAATCCATAACAGAAGCTCAGAAAAATTTCAACACCATTTTACAGTATTGATCATACTTAATTAAAAGTTTAAAAGTAATCTTGACAGGTTTACTTTTTTTTAATTTATATATCCTTTGTATAATAAAACAACAAAACAGACCTATGAAAACAATAATTTTGACCACCCTACTCTTATCCTTGGCATTCACTGGTTGTGAGAAGCAATTTAATGAAGATATAGATCCAATTACAACCACAGCAGCTCTTGAGAACTCAGATAATATTCTTAGTAAATACATAGAAAAGCTAGAATCAGAGTTCACCACACAAGATGTACGAATAAAAATTTTATGTAGAGACTACCTGCGCGAGTATGAAAAAAACTATATACCTAACTTGTTGAAGCTATCACCCGGTGAATACTCTGAAGCTGCACTTCGGGCTGATATGAATTTGGTTTTGGATCACTACAAAGAGAAAGATGCTATTCAGTGCTAAAGCTTTCTTACTTCTGAAATATTAAATCTTTATATTGCACTTAAGACCTCTCATGACCGGGTCTGTAATAACAAAGTAAAGCATCACTAACCCGCTATCCGCGGGTTTTTCTTTATGTAAGGTAAGTGTAACCTTGTCTTTAAAGGTTACATTATAACAATTAGTATAAAGATACCTATGATTCATAAATAGAAAGGTAAGTCTCAATGAAATATTTGTTAGGTGCAGCATTGTTAGGATTAGCGATTACTGGCTGTACTTCAAATCCAAAAAACGAAGTGGTGCAAGAAAAAGTTGTGAGCAATACTCCAGCTGAAACTCAGGTAATTAACTTTACTGGTCCAATGGATCTTACAGTTGAATTGAAATCTTCAGATAATTTTGAAACCGCAGAAATGACAGATAATTCTGGCAAGGTTTATCACCTTAAACGAGCTATTTCAGGAAGTGGTATGCGTTTGGCCAATGATGACGGCGTTTCAATTCACTTCAAAGCTGGTGAAGGTATTGTAGAGTTTATGAAAGACAAACCTATCAGTATTACTGAATACAAAAAATAAGATTATTGTTGCAGGATAACCCACCCCAGTGGTGGGTTATCTTTTTATTATATGAAGTAATATTCCTATTTATTAGCCGATGGAATTTCTAAAAATTTTAAGTAAAGTGAGTTAAATTTTTGAATAATTAGTGAGCTAATCAGTTTAAAATTATAATATATGACGCTGTAGTCTAAAAATTGTTTTTTTCACATCTCTCTTAGTACAAACATCGGACTAACTTAATGAATAATATTAACTTTAAGAATTTCGAAGAGGCTGGCCAAGCCATTTTAAAATTCTTATCTCAACGATTTGGATTTAAGTTATGGATGATTACCCGTACCGAAGGTGATGACTGGATCGTGTTACTAAGTGAAGATAATGGCTATAACGTTAAGCCAGGACAAGTATTTCGATGGGCAGATTCTTTCTGCTCACACATGGTACAAAATAATGCGCCCCGCATTGCCCCCTATTCACCTGATATTCAAGTTTACGTAGACGCACCTATAAATCACTTAGTCCCAATTAAAGCTTATATCGGCCAACCTTTGTATAAAGAAGATGGGTCCCTTTTTGGCACTCTCTGTGCAATCGATCCTGAACCTCAGTCTAAAAATCTGGTCGAGGAAGCTCCATTATTTGAGCTGCTAGCACAAGTGCTTAGCTATAATATTCAAGCTGAATTAAAAGCCGCTGAGTACATACGTAAAGCTGAACAGTTTGAAATAGAGGCATTGTCCGATCCTATGACTGGTCTTTTTAACCGTCGTGCTTGGGATCAGTTAATTGAATTAGAAGAAAAGCGCTGCAAGCGATATGGTCACCCTGTTGCTATTCTTATGATTGATCTTAATGACCTCAAAATCACCAATGATACTTTGGGGCATGCTGCAGGTGATGAACTCATTCAAAAAATGGCTTTAACTCTCAAAAACACTGTCCGGAGCAATGATATTGTCGCTCGTCTAGGTGGTGATGAGTTTGCTGTACTCAGTATTGAAACCAGCCGAGAAAATGCGGATAAACTTGCAACCAGAATTCAAACTGCTATTGCAAAAGCTGGCATTAGTGCTGCAATTGGTTTTGCAATGCGAAATCCAGCATACGGTCTATCAGCAGCTATAATAGAGGCAGATGAAAAAATGTATCAGGATAAAGCCCTAAGCAAATCACCTGAGACTAATTAATAAAAAACGCGAACCCGACGCGGCTCTTGGATCGGGTGGAGAAAAGAATGAAAGCCTTGCTTATAATTAATGGTCTCAATATCTCTGATGAGGAAATTAAAAGTTTCAACAGGAGAGAAATTTCTGGTTTTGAGCGCATTAGCTTAAATTCATTTATTTTTAATTTAAGTGAATCCTCTAATTTATTGGCAGATATTCAGAATTATTTACAATCACGTGGTAACAAGTACAGCATCTTATACTTTGAAAAAGATCCGACTATTTTCACCTACCTTAAATAAGTTAAATATCAATCACGCTTAATTCATTGCTTAACCAAAAAAACATAAAGTTTATTTACGGTATTTATTATAACCTCAGCGTCTGTAAGACCTTGAAGCATTAAGCGATCAACCATATCCTTGCGCCAGTTTGATAAAGCTCTCTCATCCTGTGTGGCTTTATCAAACAATCCACTTTCTCCGATAAAATTTAAGAGCTTATCAGTAACACTAATCAGCACCTCTGCGTCTGTAACGCCATTAAAAATTAAACGATTAACCATATGAGCACGCGGATCATGCTGCAGGCTTTCTACTGTCAAGTAATTTAGCTTATCCATAACAAACTCCAAACAACCCATCCCTGTGATGGGTTTTCTTTTGTCTATTAAAACATAAAAAAATAATTAAATGATCTTTATGGTAATAAAAAGATAATTTATTACTTGCATTAAATTACCTTTTAGGTAATATTTATTGCATAGACAACAAAAAGCCCCAGCGTAGCTCGAACTACCTGAGGCCTGACCCACAACCAGCCTGTGAGTGAAATTATTATGAATGCAAAATTGACTCCATACAATAGTTTCAAGGTAACTCTTGTTACTACTGCCTTAACTGTAAGCGCTTTAGCGTTTGCACATCTTGCTGACTTTGGTACTGAACAAGTAGCGCCAATTCAAAAAATTCAATCTGAATATGGAATCGTCTCTTTAAAGATGCTCGACGATGTACACGGTGAAGCTGTCGTAAATCTGGATGGTTTCCGTTTGGAAATCACTTCATTTGAAGTTGAAGCAAACCCGGATGATTATGGTGTACCAGGTTCCGAATTCACAAATATAGAAGTCGTTGAACTAGGTGAAATCAAGGTGTTCGATGCTAATGGCAATCCATATAACGACTTCACTGATCATCAAGATCACCGCGAAATCAATTCAATGATCGCCGGCTACATCATGAAACATCGTCTGGTGGAGGTGCAGTCATGATTTTAAATTCTGCTGATCAAATTTTTGAAGCACTTTTAAATGGCCAGCTAGTCTACTGGTGTGAATGTGGCTCTGATGACTGGTCTCCTCTTGATGATCGAACTCAAATTAATTTTGTGGACCTTTACACTGGTTTCCTGCAATTCAAAGCAGATGAGCTACCTGTGATTCCAATGCCAATAGAGTCTACTTCTAGCCACCGCTATTTCTCTGAATACATCAAGACACTTGAAGGCCTTGAAATCTATCGAGTGGGCAAAAATCGTGTGAGCTATTTCGCTTTACGTGTCAAAAGCTCAGGGACGATTGCTGATTATTTTTGCAACACACTTCTCTACTCCATTCAACCTGATGGCTCACTTAAGAAAATGGATAAATCAGTTACCCCACAATGGATTTTAGATGGTTTGGAAAATGCACGTGTCGCTATGCGCAAAAATAAGCGTCACCAAGCTTTAGAGAGTACCGGCTTCTTTGCATCAGAAGATTATAAGAACTTTAAGCGTAATAACCGTCCTGCAGGAGTACGTTGAGATGGCGATTAATATTATTCCAGCGGACCAGCCGCTACTTGTCCAAGCCATCATCGTGTATCTGTATGCAGATCCAGGCTTGGGTAAAACTTCTATTGGTTTCACCGGCGAAAAAGCTATTTCTTTCGACTTTGACAAAGGTTCTCATCGTACTGGTGAATTGCGTCGCGGTGCTGTGGTTCAGGTCAATCAATGGGCCGATGTCGCTAATCTGACCATGCAGGATCTGGAACCATTCAAGACGATTGTGATTGATACCGTTGGTGCAATGCTTGAAAGCATCAAAACTCATTTAATGCTGAATGCGACCAATAAACAGAAAGATGGCTCTTTGAAACTCAAAGCACAGGGCTTGGCCAACAACATTTTCAAGCAGTATGTGAATACGCTGATTGCTTCAGGCAAAGATGTAGTTTTCATTGCTCATGCTTCAGAAGATCAGAATGGTGACCAAGTAATTTACCGACCAGATCTTGGGGGTAAGAACCGTAATGAGCTATATCGCATTGCAGATGTAATGGGTTACCTGACTACTGTGCAAACAGGCGAAGGTAAACATGAGCGAGTTATCAGCTTTAGGCCATGCCCTACTCACCATGCCAAAAATGCAGGTGGTTTGGGTGGTGAAACTGGTGAGGTATGGGTACCTGATTTAAAAGCTAATCCCTCATTCTTAGCTGACCTGATTAAGCAGGCTAAGGATCACATCAATACCATGACACCTGAACAGTTGGCAACGATGAAGGCTCAGGAAGATTTAGACAACTGGACTCAAAGCTGTACCGAAGCTCAGTATGCCAGCGATTTAAATCAGCTCACCGAATCTATTGATGATAAGCACCAGTATTACAAAAATATGCGTGTTGAACTGGTTCGTAGAGCAATGGAACTTAAATGCAAGTTCGACAAACAACGTAATGCTTGGGTAGATCCGGAGGAGTTCTTTGGTATCGATGACCAGCAATTGGCCGAGCTTCAAGCCTTTATCGATGAACGTGGTTTAGATGCCAAAACTGTATGTGAGTATTTAGGCATTGATGCACTTAACCAAATCGAAGCCAACAAATTGGCAGCTGTACAACAAGAAATTGAACAATTAGCGAAAGAAATGGTGAACGTATGAAAATTTTAAATAGCAAAGAAGCTTTTGAGGCAATGATGGCTGGTCGTAGAACCTCCCCATTAAGCGGTGCATCATGAAAAAAGTAGTCAAACCTAAAAATGCGGTAGCCTTTCAAATCTGGTTTGAGAAATTGGGTTACTCAGTCAAACAGGCTGGTAAAGGCTTCACAGCAAATACAGCGGATCGCCTTATTAAAAAACGTCACCAGCACGTGCTGGTGACGGAGGAATTGGGCGGAAATCAAGCAGCATATGAGCTTGGTAAAGAATTTGAAGAGCACTTGCTTAGTGTAGAAGTGAAGAAGGTGTCATGATGACTTTACGTAATTTAAAAGAAACAAATGAAGATCAACAGAACCGTATGCTGAAGGATTTCATTGATGCACCTGCAGATCAGAATTTTGGTCATGAGGTTGTTGCCATGTACCTTGGCTGTTCACCCTGGACTCTGGCTCGTATGCGTTGTAATGGTTCTGAATTGCCTTACACTAAAATTGGACGGCGTGTAGCCTATAAGAAAAGTGATGTACTGGCATATGAGAAAAGCCGTACAGTCACTTGTACAGCGCAATATGCATAGTAGAAGGCAGGTTTACCCTGCCTTTATTTGTTTCAGCCTTTCATCCCATACACTTTCATAATTAAAGCAGTCTATTTTTCCTTGATATACCGCCTCAATCATATTCATAGATGCTTTCAGCTCTTCCATTGGAATTTGTACATAACCGCCAGTGACATCAATGCGTGGCTTTTGTGTATGGTTGAGAAGTCGTTTAGTCACATAGATATTGAAGCGTAATAAGTTACAGATCGTGGCAAAGGTGCGTCTGAAATCATGCATTGATACATAGTAGCCCACCTGATCACCAATCACTTTTAATGCACGGTCAACCTTAGTTGCATGCATGTTGGCTGCGGTCGGCATTTTGGTTGCTGGGAACACCCAGTCACTCTCCCTTAACAGGTAACGGTCCTTTAAGATCTTCAGTAGATGATCACCTACTGGAAACAGATGGTCCGTACCATTTTTTGTATCTCTAAAAAGTACGGTACCAGTTTTAAAATTGATATCTGACCACTTCAGACCACAAACTTCCTGACGACGGCAACCGGTGTACATCGTAAATAGGATGATGTCTCGGTGAGTATTCGAGCGTGCTGTATTTTCAAGATTCAATTCATCTTGGTAATTCAGGACAGCATCATAATATTTGTGAATAACATCTTTATGTAGATGACGCTCTCGACGTTCAAGTGTATTCCAGCCTTTGGTAACCGAAATAATATCAACCGGATTAGATTTTAGGATTGGAGCTTCGTCCGATGAATAAAGCACATGGATGTATTTCCACAATGTACCCAGTAGTGAAATAGCTCCATTTGCGGATGATTTACTGAGTTCCGAAACTGTCAGGAACTTATCCAGTACTTCATTTTTAGTAATTTCAAATAGCTTTCGATTTGACCAGCCTAAATATAGGTCAAAATATTTATTATATTGTCGGATAGTTTTGGGTTTAAAGTCATTGCGCTTGATATAGATATCCAATGCCTGACCTACTGTGATATCCAGTGGATTTTCAGCAGCCTTCCCTTTTACTGGTTTCTGGTATTCCCCATTAGCAATTTGAGCCAAAATCATTTGTGCTTTGGCACGTGCAGCGATTGCAGATATTTCATTGGTCTTACCGAGTACGACCCGGTAAAGCTTCCCTGCATGACGGCGCTCCACAATATAAGATTTAGATTTGGTGGTAGCTCGGACAGCGAATCCGATTAACTCCTGATCACGGTATATCTTTTGACCAGAATCACACAATGAGATAGCATCAACATTGGACTTGTTGAGTTTCATAATTTGATCATCAAAATTTTAGCTCGCAATGATTAAATCATGTTTCTCAACAGTCTACAAATAGTCTACAAGTCAAACTTTTAAGCAATAAAATACCCTTAAAAATCACTATAAATAATTGTTTTTATTTAATTTAATTAATTAACAAACCCCACAAGTATGCTATAACAGAAATAGAATCCGCCAAGTCGCGACTGGATGGGAAGATTGAGCATTAAAATAGGCTTACCTAATGATTTATAAACTTAAAAGATTTAAGAATGAATCACATTGTATTCGTTTGTCCTCATCTCGACTCAATAATCTATGAAGTTTATTTTTTGTAAATTCTTAGATTTTACGAAATTACTTTTACAAAATTTTATCCAATTTTTTGTTAATTAAATCATTGTCATACATCAAATAATATCAGAAATTTCTCATTATCAATAAAAATATCCACCTTATTTCATTAACATTTGATACTTGGTATATTTTTTATGAGCTTTTGGTTCATTACAGCTTTATATGAATGAGTATCCACAAATAATACTTCATAAAAAACCTCCCGAGGGAGGTTTGATTACAAAGTATGGACCAATACGTAGATGACTGTACTAATAATTACGATAGCCAATAAAGTTATTAATATTTCAAGCTTAGTCATTAAAGGACACTCTGACTTCTTGTTACTTATATTGTAGCCTATCTTAACACTGAATCCTAAATATAAAGGATTACTAGAAATTTTAAAATATTTGCACTTTATTAATTCAGATTAAATCTAATGAATCCAGTTAATTATATTTTCTATCATTAAATCGACAGACGATATACTTCAATATGCAATCTTTAAAAATTTGACTTTCATTATTCACACTGATCATTTTCATCAAAATCATTGAACCACATACAAAGATTTATCATTTTTAGTTTCTATTGAATATTTAATGATATTTTTTAGCTTCTAATAGACAAACCCTGACTTCACCTTAAGAAACAGGGTAACTTTATATCCAAATACATGTAGCCCTGCTCTACTAAAACTATTTAATTTCTTTCAAGCAATCGCGACATAACTTAATTTCTTCGCTATCAGCCGTACATTCAAACTCAATCGTACTATGTAGGCCAAATAAGCAAAGCACAAACTGGAACATATCGATCTCCTTGCTTTAGTGCTTCCCTATTCAAGATATAAGGGGGGAATGATCACTAGAATTTAAAAATCTTATCTAACTATAGAGAATTAATAGAAAATTAAACCAATCAATCCCTAATTACCATTTTATAGTCCTTAGCCAAATATTTTCTCTTTAAACTATTTAAGAATAACTTATGAATAGATTCATGTAAGTGTAGGAAATATATATTAATAGTTCTTACCCGTTAGTTTTATGTTTCTTTAAGTACTTGTTAAACTAGTTGAGGACTTCTCATAAATATATAAATTACCTAGAAAGCTACTAATTGCAAAATCAACAAATACTCAGCCTAGTCGTTTCTTCAGTTAAACAAGGCCAAGGATTAATTTAGCCAATATTTGCATTTGATTGTTATTTTTCCTTTCTAAATAGTCGAAGACCTCACTCATTTGTGAGGTCTTTTATTAATTTATTCAGGGGTATTTGATGCCTTAGATTCTGTCTCCGCTTCGTGATGAGAACAGTTTTTTGCATTTCCCTTTTTGTATTTAGCCTTTTTATAACAATATCCAGCCAATACGCCTGCGCCAATCAATGTTAGTAATTTCATTGCTCACCTCAATAGATTAGAAATAACAACCTCTATAGGTATCATCTATATGGATTGCATTCCAAAGCTATTTGGAAAGTTTTTTTAAATGAAAGGTTAATTTATGTGTATAAAATAAAAAAGCCCACATTCTTGTGAGCTTTCCCCTTAACCATTTTGCGCTGATTTAGAATCGTTGATAAAACATACAACGATCAAACAATAGACAATCTATAAAAAATATAAATATATAAGTTGACAAAAATAACTAATGATGCGAAAAGGTTTTTTTAGTTAACAGATGTTCACACATGCCTAGAATTGTTTCTGTACCACTTAGTTTAGAACAGCGAGAACGACTCATTTTTCTGGTCAAGCATGCAAAACATTGGCGTGAAAGGCAACGTGCCCAAACTATTCTCTGGCTTTCCGAAGGTAAAAGTGTTGCGGAAGTTGCCACTCTACAAGAACGTATCCCAGAAACCATAAGGCTACAACGCCGACGTTGGGAATTGTATGAGTTTGAATCGATTAAAGAAGGTCATCGCTCAGGTCGACCCAATACATTGATCTCAGACTATCAGGCGAAAATCCTAGATTGGGTCAATACAAGTCCACTCAATGCAGAACAAATCCGAGTCAAACTACATGAAGAATACGAAGTGTCCGTGTCTGTTGAAACCATTCGTAAGTTTTTACGTGATTCAGGTATGGTCTTCAAGCGTACCCGTCATAGCTTGAAAAAAAAGAGATCCGATTGCATTTGA